AAAGAAGAAGAGCTTATGCTTAAGGAAGCCGAAATGGATCTTGAAAAATATAAAGTAGATCAAGACAATGCTACTAAAATTACTGTAGCACAACTTAATGCTTATCGTGGTGCTGAAAATATGGATCAAGATATGAATGGAATTCCTGATCCAATTGAAATAGGAAAACAAGCATTAGAATAGTAGAAGATAAATTCTGATATTGCTACTAAACAATTAGAACTTAATAATAAGCGTAGAGAGATAGAGCAAAAGAGAGAAGCTGAAAATAAGAAGATACAGCTTGAAAAAGATAGAATGAAGCATGAAACTGAATTGCAACGTATGTCTGATAAAGCTGCTATGGATAGAGAGAAGCTAAAAGCTAAGACTGCTTTAAAAAATAAAACTAACGCAGAAGCTGCAAAGAGTAAATAATAATGGCAGGAGTTTATTAGATTTATAACACCGAAACTGGTAAACGTTATATAGGAAGTTCTATAGATGTTGAAAGAAGATTGAAAGAGCACAAAAGAAATCTTAAATCTCATAAACATCGCAATTAGCATTTACAGAATGCTTGGAATAAATATGAAGAATATCTTATATTTGAAGCATTAGAATATTGTGAGCCAGATGAATGTTTAATATTAGAGTAGAAATATATAGACTATTATGATTCTGCAAATCGTAAAAATGGATACAATATTGATAAATAGGCTGCTTCTGCTGGAAAACATTTATCTGAAGAAACTAAATAGAAAATACGACAAAAAGCTATTGGACGCAAATGGACTGAAGAAATGCGTAAAAAGTGGTTATGTTCTAACATCGGAAGAAAAAAACCAAAATAGTCAGAGACTATGAAAGAAAAATATAAGCAAGGTTATAAAATACCACGCATAATTGATTTTCCTGAAGAAAAACAAATAGAATGGAAAAAACATTTATCTGAAAGTTCTATTAAACGATATTCTGATTTTAATAATAGACCTGATGGTTTTTGTATAAAATGCTTATTCAGTAGTGATATTAAATATTATCCATCACTAAGAGAAGCTTCTAGAAAATTAGGAGTAGATAAAAACGGTATAAAATACGCATTACGACATAAATAGGGTTATATGAAAAAACTTAATTGTACATTTGTATAGATAGATAAAGATGAGTTTTTAAGAAATAAGGTGACAGGAGAGAAGTAATATGAAAATAATACAGAACAAATTTATACCATTTAAGGGTTATAAATACATCAATATATTTGGTTTGATATTTACTAGAGATAAATCTAAAATAACAGATGTTGAATATAATCACGAAAAGATTCATCTCAAATAGATGCAAGAAATGTTGTGGTTGCCTTTCTATATTTGGTATGGTATTGAATATTTAATAATATCTATAGCTAGATTATCAGATAAACAAGGAGATCGGTATCATGATGTATCTTTTGAAGAAGAAGCGCATAATAATGATACCAATCTTGAATACTGTAAGCAAAGAAAACATTTCGCTTGGTTGAAGTACATTAAGATTAAAAGTAATAAGAAGAATTAATTATGGCTTGTAAAGGTGGAAAGAAGAGCTCTAAAAAGAGTTCTAAGAAAAGTAAATAATTATGAAACGTGAAGCATTTAGATAGAGAATGCAACAGTATAAGTAGGCTAGGGAGAATAATCCCTAGCTGAAGTACTGGGATTGGAAGAAGTATGCAGATGGTGGTATTGTAGATGAAGATCCACCACAGAATACTAGTGAAAGACCTATTACTAACTTTGATCCTAAAGGAGATCCGTATAATCCTATATATGGATATAACCCAGGTGCAGGCTATGTTTCAAATTCAGACCCATTAGGCAGTCTATATATAGAAGGAGCTTTACTTAATCCAGTATTTAAATTAGCAGGTAATGCAGTATCTAATGTAGCTAGAGGATTAACTAAATACTCTTCTAAATATGTACCAGAAGTAAAAAGAACTGTATAGGATAAGATAAATAGTTTATTCCGTAGAGAAGCAGAAGATAAAGCTCGTACATTTAAATTATATGACGATGCTATAGAATCTAGAAATAGAATAATTGAAGATCTATATTCTAATCCAGCTTATATGGAAAGAGCTAGACAGATTTAGAATACTTACGGTGATAATTATGCTCAAGTATACGAAGACATAATTAATTAGTATAACACTAATTATTGGAATTTACCTAATCCTGTCATAAAACAATTAGATGCTAAGGCTAAAATGCAGGCTAAGGATGCAGCTGTAAATAGGTATATTACTAGAAGACAACCAGCAGGATATGATGATTTTGAGTATTAGATAAATAGAAATCTTACAGAGATAGATTATCCTACTACTAGACATGAATTAGGACACTATGTAGATTTTAATTTAGCCAAAAGTTCAAATCCTGATTATAGCAACTCTATGTTTGCAGAGTTAAAAAGAGATTTATCAAAATAGAAGAATCCATTATTTCCAGATAAAACTGATTATTATAGCAAAGGTACAGAATAGAAGTCTTATATGAATACTATTAGAGAGTATATGTTTAAGAACGGTATGATTAATAATATAGGAGATAAGGTAACTTCTAGATAGATTAAGAAAGCTATAAGATCCTTGCCTAAAGATATGAGATCTATTGAAGCTGCTTATCTTCAATTTGCTACACCAGGATAGTACACAAAGTGGTTTAACAAGATACCTTTACTTGGTACTTATCCAATAGTAAATAAACAATTTTAGAATTATGAAGAAGATAAAGATAAAGCCAGAGAATAGAGGTAAGTTCAACGCAACTAAAAAGAAAACAGGAAAGACAACTGAAGAGCTAACTCACAGTAAGAATCCTGTAACAAGAAAAAGAGCAACATTCGCTTAGAATGCTGCTAAATGGAATAAAGGTAAAAAGAAGAAAAAATAAATCTAATTAAATATTTTAATTATGGATAAAAAAATGACATTAGGTGGATTTGAAGCTGTACTAGATAGCTTTATCCCTAATCCAGACGGTGGTTTTAGAAATTCAAATGTTGATGAAAACGTTAATGTTAACGCTGATGAATTTGAATCACTAGACGATGAAGAATTGGAAGATATTAAAAATAACAATATCGAAGTAAAGAATAAGAAAGAAAAACCAGTAGAAGAACAAGATACTGAGGAAGAAGAAATTGAAGAAGAAGATATTGAAGATAAACCAAAACGTAAGCCTGGTAGACCTCGTAAAGAAGAAACCATTGAGGAAGAAACAGAAGAGGAAGAAGAGGTTGAAGATAATAATGAAGAAAATGTTGTTACTAACTTCTTTGACGCTATGGCTGAAAAACTCAATTGGGAATTTGAAGAAGGAGAGGAAAAACCCAAGAGTGTAGATGAGTTAATTAATTACTTCCAAAATGTCATTGAAGAAAATAGTAAGCCTGAATACTCTAGTGAAGAAGTTGAAGCACTAGATAATTTCGTAAAACAAGGCGGAGATTTAAAGAAGTATTTAACTATTGATGCTGAATTAGATTTAGATGATATTGACATTGAAGATGAAACTAATCAGAAATTGGTAGTAAAACAATTACTTAAAGAAAAAGGGTTCTCTACTAAGAAGATTGATAAGTTAGTAAGTAGATACGAAGAAGCTGGATTACTTGAAGATGAAGCACAAGACGCTTTAGAAGATCTTAAAGAGATTAAAGAGGAAAAGAAGAAACAGCTATTAGAGGATCAGAAAAAGGCTTATCAGATATAGTTGCAGAGACAACAGCAATTCTACGATAACGTTGTTAGCGAAATAAAAGGCTTAAAGAATATACGTGGTATTACAGTCCCTGAAAAAGATAAAAAGGTTTTAATGGATTATATACTTAAGCCAGACACAGACGGTAAAACAAAGTACCAAAAGGACTATGCTAAGGGTGGTGTTAAGAATCTGATAGAATCAGCATACTTTACAATGAATGCTGACAAACTTATTGAGGCTGCTAAACGTGAAGGAAATAATTCAGCTATTGATAAGTTTAGACGAAGTTTAAAATCTAGTAGTATTACTACTAAATCTAGAAAACAAGCTACGGGTTCTGATGATGATCCAATTTGGTTCTCAGCTGCACGACAACTGCGTATATCATAATAATTAATTATATAAATAAAAAATTAAATTACTAGTATTTTATGGATAATAATATTCTTAATAACCTCCAATTATACAAAGGTAAATGGTTTTCTGATTTGATCGACACTAATAAGATTAGTCTCGCTTCTCAGCAAAGACCTTATGAGGTATCTACTATCCTGTCATACGTATTTGGTACTAAAGATAATGGTTACAGTACTTCTCTTGATATGTTGACAGGTGGTCTTGGAAATGTAATGACTATTGATCAGCCTTCATTTGAATGGGGTGTTATGATCGACCAAGATAGAGCTGTTACAATTCGTGACGCTAAATGGAATGGTGCTGCAATTACTGAAAATTCTACTCCAGGTTTGGGCAATACTCCTATTACTTTGTGGTTGGAAGATGCATGGTTTGGTCCTGGTGCTACTATCGAATTTGATGATAAGAGTCAAGCACGTATTCAGGATGCTCCGTATCAAGATGGCAATCTATATGTTTATACAGTATTTGTATCTAATGGTAGTCCCGCTTCTTATATTGATCCTGCTGTTTTAGCTTCTGGTTGCCAAGTAAACCGTTTGGCTTCTGCTTATGAAGAATACAGTGAAGAGGCTGATATCCTGAACTACAATACTCACTTCAAGATGCGTAACTATTTGACTACAGTACGTCTGTCTTATGATATCACAGGTTCTGCTTACTCTACAGTTATGGCAGTAGCTTTGAAAGATCCTAAGACTGGTAAAACTTCTTATTTGTGGTCTACATTCCAGGAATGGGTTGCAATGCGTGAGTGGTACAAACGTCTTGAAAGAGCTTTGGTATACAATCAGAACAACGTAAACAAAGATGGTTCTTGTAATCTGAAAGGTAAGAACGGTCGTCCCGCATTTATTGGTGCTGGTTTGCTGGAACAGATTGCTCCGTCTAACAGACGTTATTATACTCGTTTGACAGCTGAACTGTTGGAAGACTTCTTGTTTGACCTGTCTTACAATGTATTAGGTACTAATGAACGTAAGTTTGTTGCCTTGACTGGTGAAATGGGTATGCGTGAATTTGACCGTGTACTTAAAGAAAAGATGGCTAATATGAACTTGATTGACACAGTATTCGTAACTGGTTCTGGTGATAATTTGAAGTTCGGCGGTCAGTTTAAAACTTATGCAATGTCTAACGGTATTGAATTGACTTTGAAGTATTTCCCGTTGTATGACAATACTACTTATAATCGTCAGTTGCATCCTGTTACTTTGAAACCGTTGGAATCTTACCGTATGACATTCTTGGATTTGGGTCGTCGTGATGGTGAAGCTAACATTGTTAAAGTAGTTCGTAAAGATCGTGAATTCGTTAACTGGTGTACAGCTGGTTCTGTAACTCCTGCTGGTTACGCTCACTCTAACACAGAAGTTCGTTCTAACGCTAAGGATGGATACAGCTGCCACTTCCTCGGAGAAGTGGGCATCATGTTAAGAGATCCGCGCGCTTGCGGGGAATTAATAATGGATGCTGGAATCTAATAGCGTTTATTCGTAAGAAATGCACATTTAAAAAATAACTTTATTCGTTTACGTGCGTTATATAAGTATTAACTTAAAACGCACGTTTATGAATAAAGAATTTGAAATATACAAACTTACAAATACAAATAATAATAAGATCTATATTGGAGTAACAACTCTTGGAGTAAGTCAAAGATTTAAAGTACATTGTTGGAAAGCTAGTGAAGGATCTAATTATCCATTGCATCAGGCAATTAAAGAGCATGGTAAAGATGCATTTAGATTAGAAGTAATAGAAACTGTAGAAAGCCCAACAGTAGCTAGAGAAAAAGAAAAATATTTTATTAAACTATTCAATTCTCAAGACATTAATATTGGTTATAATACAACTGCTGGAGGAGAATATTTTGAAGTTACAGATGAAATGCGTAAAGCATTGAGTAATGCTCAAAAAGGACGTAGACACGTAGAATCTTTTAAAGCTGTATTACAATATACTAAAGATGGAGAATTTTTAAAAGAATATGAATCATTAACTGATGCTGAAAATATTACAGGAATCTCTAGAACTTCAATATACAGAACTTTATCTAAAACTTTGACTAAACCTAGTAAAACTAATCCTTATATTTGGGTATTGAAATCTGAATATCCAGACATTCCTAAGTTTATACATCCTAAAGAAATATTTACTAATTTAGATTATAAACCAAAGATGTCGGAAAAATGTAAACAAGCTAGCACAAAGTATAGAAATACTGATGGTGACTTTAGTAAGCATTGTAAACAAGTAACTAAGTATGATACAGAAGGTAACAAATTAGAAACATATATCAGTATATCGGAAGCAGCTAAAAAAAATGATATTACACCAGAAGCAATTAGAATGCACCTTAGAGGTTGTTACAACTACAAAGATCCTAAAGTATTAAAAAGACTAAAATTTATTTGGAAGTCTGAATAAATTATATTAACTGAACAATCTAGTATATAATTATATTATGGAAGTAATCGTTAAAATAACTAAATAGAATCCGTGGACTGGGATTGTAAAATGGTCCAATTGCTTTGACTATCTGAGTTCATATTGGACAAGATCTGGTAGCCGTTACACAGGGTTAACCAGAGATAAAGCTAGAGAACTAGAACAGAAAATGGGTAAAGCTGAAGGAGAATTAGATCCTGATAGCACATTTTGGGATACATTTGCAATTAAGATTGGTAAGAAAGAATTAGTAATTAATACTGATAGACCTGAAGGAGAATTGCAATATTTATTCCTATTAGGACATAAGAGAGTAGCAAATGGCATTGATAAAGTAACTCCATCTACTGATTATGTACTTATAAATAAAGAAGCTGAAGCAGAACAAATTAATAAAGCTAACAAAGTTAAACGTGATGCTTATAGAGCGTTGGATAAGATGAGTCTTGAAGATATGCGCAAATGTCTTAGACTGTTTGGAGTTAAAGCTGACACTATGTCTAATGAATTGGTTGAAGCTAGACTTGGTGAAAACGTAGAAGCTGATCCAGCAAGATTTATTAGAATTTGGGTAGATAATCCTAATAAAGAAATTAACTTTGTAATTGAAGAAGCTTTAAGTAAAAATATTATTCGCAAGAACCGTGCCACATATTATTTTGGTACTGACGTTATTGGTAATGGTCTCGAAGATGTAATTGCTTATTTAAAAGACAAAAAAAATCAAGACATTTACCTGTCTATTCTGAGCGAAATCAAATCTAAATAATAATGACTAGAGAACAATTTCACTCATATTTTAAAGTAGCAATGGATAAGAACTCTCAAAGTACAGCCTTTGGGGGTTGTCCTGCTTTCTTACCAGAAGAAATAGATTACTGGTTAGATCAAGGTTTATACCAAGAAATTAGTAACAAGTTTACTGGTAATAACTACTTAAAAACTAGCTTTGAAGGATCTGTAAAACGTATTCACGATTTAGAAAAATTAGTACGTACAGATGTTAACGTTGTTGCTAATACTGAAACAAATTCAAATAGATGTTATGTTACTAACCTATTCAACGGTGACAGAATGTTCTTTGTAGATGCAGTGTTAAACTTCAATAGTAACAAAGCTACTATAAAATTAATAGATCATTCTGACGCTACTAAGTTCAAGAAGACTTACAATAACAATCCTTGGATAGAAGATCCAGTAGCTGTAATAGAAGACAATACTCTATATATCTATTATGATTACTTAGCTATGAGTAGTAATAGTTATTCTGTAGATATTACTTATGTTAAGTTCCCTACTAAGATAGAAGACTTACCAGCTGAAGGTATGAGTGAAATACCAGAGTATATGTAGTTTGAAGTAATTAACAGAGCTGTAGAACTAGCATTAGAAGATATTGAGTCTAAGAGAATATAGGCTAAATCACAGTTAAACCAAATAGATGAATGATTATGAGTCCAAGAAACATGCAAATTGAATTTGAACGTAGGCTGCAATTAATGGATCCAAATTTGGTTATTAAAGAAAAACTAACATCTGATACTATCATATCATTCATTAATGAGGCAATTGATAAATTTTATAAAACAAGATACTCAGGTATTAACTTTAAAGCTCAAGGATTTGAATAGACTTAGAAAAGAATAGATGATTTGCGTACATTAATTAAAAATAAGAAATATACTGCAAATTCAATTAATAAAGGTGATCGCAATTCTTATTCTGTAGAGTTACCAGAAGATTATGTGTTATTACTTGGAGATACAGCTGGCATACAACCAAGTAATTTAAACGAATGCTGGGAAGTTAATGAAAGAGGAGAATATATAACAAAATATACTGACACTCTAGAGTCTACAATAGAAACATTAGATAGACAGTTAAGTAATTCATTATCTGAACACAGATTAAAATATTGTCAAGCTAGACCTTTAAAGCTAATTCAAGACAATAATGTGATATTATATACAGATGGTAAATATAAAGTAAGTGAATATGAGATTACATACTTAGCTAAGCCATCTAAAATTAATTCAAGTAATATTACTAATACCGAATATACAGATTTGCCAGAACATACACATATGGAAATTGTGAAAATGGCAATCTAGATTTATCTTGCTACTAAACCAATGTAGCACTATAATGCTTATTCCAACGAAATTGCTTCAATGGAATAACAAATAAATTAATGCGTTTGTCTGACCTGGAAATCTGAAATAAGGAAAGTAGAAGGACAAACTAGACTAGCGCTAAGTCTAACAATTAATTATTTTTATATAAACTATGATTACACGCGTTGATACCGTATTAATCGGAAAGAAATGCCCTACAGCCTATACTACTGTAGATGCTTTGGCTAAAGGGGACGTTGCTTTATTTGACTAGAATAAAGCGCTAATTACAACTGCTGCTAATGCAGTAAATGCATCTACTGTTTATGTAGGTGTAGCTGGGGATAATATGACAATTACTCTGCCCAACGGTACTACTGCAACAAAGAGAATGGTAGAATATTCTAACGCCATTCAAAAAGCTTCTAAACCTTCGTATGTACAAGGTGATTATGTTGCACCAGTTCAAGAGAAAATCGAAATTGATTTAACTAGTGCTACTGTTGTTATCGGTCACAGATATGTTTTACGCATTGTTTATAAAGACTTATATGAAGCTCCAGGACAGTTTACTCATACTTATGAAGTAATTGCTTCAACTGAGACTGCTGATGATTTGGGAAATGCACTTTTAGCTAAAATTAACAAACACGCTAATCGTAGAGTAAGTGCTACATTTGCAAGTCATAAGCTAACTTTAACTGCAATGGAAAAAGATGACAATGAAGGAGTCAATTCTTTGAATGAATACTCTGTAGTTTCTATGGAAGCTTCTCTGTACGTTACTATTCCTGGTGCATTATTGTCTAATGTTCCTGAAGCAGTTCCTGGTGCAACTATTACTAAGACTGCTGGTAAACCTGGTAAAGGTTACTGGAAACAGGTACGTGATATGGAAGTACGTATGTTGGGTTATAAGGGTCATGTATTCACAGATGCGTATCCTGCAATTGAACCAAAACGCAATGTTGAAGAAGGTTCTACATACGATTACTTTACTATTGAAAATGATAATCTGTATTTGAGTCCTGATAATCAGTATATTAAGACTACTCCGTTGACTACAGAAGTATATATTGAACACAATACTACTAATAAAACTTCTGTATTCGCTAAGGCTCTTAAGGCATTTATTACAGGTGAAGTAGAATAATACACGGTTTCTTTATTTAAACCCAGGCGAGGTTGAGGTTTATCCTCGGCTTCGCCTTTTTAATTTTTTGTAGATATGAAAATAATTAATGCAATATTAAAGAACGATACTATAACTATAACTTTAGACGCTAAGGTTAATGTACATAAGATTTATCTAGATTCAATAGTAAATCAAAAGAATATGTATTCTGATGAAGATGATAAACACACTCATGTAATATCTGACTTCGTTACTTAGGATAATACTGTTATTGTTGATATTACTGAGTATAACGAAACTTCTTTTATAGTAAGCGTTCTTACCTTAGAGGGTAATAGAGATGAAGCTATAGCAATAGATCAGAATGAATTATATTTAGCTAAAGTAAATCTACTTACTACATATTGTAATACATGTTTAGATAAACATTAGAAGCATATAATAATGATGTGTGATTTTAGATCATAGTTATTGTAGTATGCTTTAGAGCACAATCTTACTAAAGACGCTATTGAACATTACATAGATCTTAGTAGAATGTTAGGTATGATAGATTATCATAATTGTAGTAAGTGCCTATCTCCTAATAAAGTGTGTAAATGTTGTAATGGTATGTGTGCGCTATGATAAAAGAAGAATATAAAAATGGATGCAGATTGAAAGAATAGGTAAAGTATAACATTGATTATGATGATTGCCAAATTCTTAATCTAACCTGTGCTAATTACATATATGATTTAGTATAGGAATCTTCTAAATATGAAACAAAATTAGAAGACATTAAAAAGATGTTATATATGATAGAAAAGTTATTAGGACACGAAGTACAATATGATATTCCAGAATATCATGGAGATAATAAAAAATGTTATTTTGGTGTAGTATCAGATAATTTTGTTATTGATGAAGATAATATAAAACAATTAGATTATGTACTACAAGATACAAAAGAATTTGTTAAAAGCTTTAGTACTGATTATCAAAAGATATTATATTGTTATCCTAATGAATTTGGAGATATAAATAGCATAAAAGATCAAAATCAATTTGAGATAAAAGAGTCATTTTAGAGGAATGCTGTAACTATAGATGGTATATTATATAATGTATATATACTGAAAGACGCATCCACAGTAGATAATTATAAAATATATTTTATATGATACAGGTAGCTGATAATTTTAACTATAGAGGAAAAAAGCCTAACTTTGATAGAGATAGTTTTGATACATTGTAGGATATGAAGAACTATTCTGAAAATAGTTTAGATGATGGTCATATATCTTATTGTAAAGAAACTGATAAACATTATAAGTTTAATTCTAATAATCAGTCAGATCCTACTACTGGTAAATGGGTAGAATAGCACGAAGCTGTTCCAGCTGATGAAGAAGATATAACTGAACAAAATGGCACTCTATAGTTAGCAAATAAAACTTATGATAAATAGTCTTTCAGTGGTTTGGGTAGAGTGTATCTAAGAAAGAATATAGTAGGTGATAAGAATGTTCTTACTTAGGCTATGATCAATAAAGCTAATATTATATATGTTATTCAGTATGACTATGATTTAAAAGAAGCTAGTATAAATATTCCAGAAAATTGTGTTTTATAGTTTGATGGTGGAAGTTTGAGTAATGGTACAATTGTAGGTAATAATACTAAGATTAAAACTGAATTAGAAAAGATATTTAACAATATAACTATAGACGGCAATTGGAACGTGGTTGAAGCACACCCAGAATGGTTTGGAGCACTACCAGATGGAATATATGATTGCACAGATGCTATATAGAAAACTATTAATAGTTTTGATGTTACTAAGCTAAATAACGGAGTTTATTTTATAAATGGTACTATTCAGTTAAGGAGTCATGTAGTTATATTTGGAGAAAAAGGTAAAACTACTATAAAATCTCCAGTAACTAAAGAATTTGATGTAAATGATTTACCAGATGCAAATACTCTTCCCTACGTTTTTTATTCTGAGAAAGCTGTAAAAGTTTTATTTAAAGGCATTTCTTTTATGCTTGGCGATTATTACAACGGTATAGGTTTTAAACAGACCGTTAACGGTAATACAGATGAATGGGATGCTAAAATATACATAGATAATTGTCATTTTGAGCATGGGTATAGAGCTGTAAGTATTGAAAGGACCTATAGAGAATGTAGAATAATAGATTCTATTTCATATTACGCATGTGGTGACTATGCTTTTTTTATGGAAGGAACCGATAATTCTATTCATAACAGTACGGTTGGGAGTTGTCAACAAGGAGGTATTTATTTATCTCAAAATTCAAGAATATCTAATTGTAAAGTTTTTATTGCTAATAAAGCTTGGAGATATAAATACGACGATGTTACTCCTAGAAGTAAATATGCAGTTTATATAAGTGGTAGTTATTGTAATGTAACAGGTCTAGATATATAGCAAAATTGTGCAAATGGTATTTATGTGGGAGGACATGATAATTATATTCAAGCTGTTCTGAATGCTAATGGGTATCAAAGAGATAAACAATCCTCAATATTATGTGCTAATGCCGTTTTGAAGTGTAGTAATAGTATATTAATATTTACTTCAACCACAGGCTTTTTAAATAGTTATGTATCTCATTATCTATATTCTGTAGGAAGCCCAGCTTATGCTGTTAAAGGTAATTATATAAATATAAATACGCATGATGAACCTGGTGAAAATACACCTTATGTATTAAGTAACTTTTCAGCCTTTAATAGTATAATATTTAATGGAGTAAATATAACTAAAAATCATAATTTACCAGATGATTTCGTTAAAAATAATATTCATTCTGATAATGTATCTAAAGGAGAAAGAATGTATGTTACAGTTAATTCTGGTAAAACTGTTTCTTTTGATTTAGACGTTACAACTTTTATTACACAATATACTGTTGTACATCAATATCTAACTTTTATGATTAATCCATCATTAGCAATAGTAGACACTCCTTTATATGAAGTAGGTAAATACAAATTGATAATAACTATTAATGATGTAGATTATATTTTAAAATCAGATATATTTTAGAATGGATTAGTATCAATAGAATCTATTAAATATTTATATGATATAATACCAGATCCAAAAAATTCGCAATGTAAGTTAAGGTATGAATTAACAAATACTAGTGATTCAGCTGTAAATATAGCGATTGATTATCCTATAATCGAGATATACAAAAACAATACTGGTTACGGTAGTAGTTATAAAACTAATATTATTCCAACTGATTTAAGTAAAGATTTTTGTAAGGACAACAAGGGTATTTATGGAAAAGTAGGGAATAACACATATGACATTAACTTAGGAATTGTTAGATTTAATAATGCTGCTTCTGATTCTTCAGAATCTTATGAATATATCAAAATAACTAAAATTCCTACAAGTGGTTTTACTTTTTTATATTCAACATATAACGTATTAAGTAAGTATTCTCTGTTATATTTAGATAATAAATTGTATATATTATCTGATGTATATGATACTGGCAATGATTCTTTTCTAAATATAAAATATTTATTTGATTCTATATCTTATACATTAGATATTTATATTAAAGTTCCAACAAAATATGGAAAATTAATAGTTAGAGATACTAAATGGGCTAATCTTAATACTTATTAGTGGTATTCTAAAAATACAGATCCATATCCATCAGAAGCCGTTGATGCTGAATTTATTTCTTCTAATGTACTTACTTTACCAAATACTTTAATTGGTACAAAAACATATGATAAATTTGGCAACGAATTAACTTGGTCTAAATCCGATTGGCTAAATCCAGACGGGTCTCTAGTTACAAAAGTTATTTTTGCAAGCAAATTAAATGATTTTACTAAAAATAACACTATATATAATATTGTTAGATATATAGATTTAAAAGGAGAAACTCTTACTATTCCTGAAAACAGTGTACTTAATTTTATCGGAGGCGCCATTGGAAATGGAACTATAATTGGAAATAAAACTAAAGTCATAAATCTAAATGTTGATAGAATTATTTTATCAGGTACTTGGTTTGATTCAGGAATTACTTCTAATAGACCTACTAACGTTTTAGTAGGATTTCAATACTTTGATACTACTGTAAACAAACCAATTTTTTGGGATGGCTCTAAATGGATAGATGCTACAGGAGCTACTGTATAACAATAAAATAATTAAGATATGGCATAGTATGCAACTAAAGATGAATTAAATGAACTCACAGGATTAGTAAGAACATTGTAGGGTAATGTATAGACTCTAGATACTAGTGTTGGTGAGCTTGATACATTAGTAGAAAGAATTAATCACTTATCTACTCTAAAAGATGTTACTATTACTTATATTACAGAAGGAGACTTGATATAGTATAGCAGTGATGGTACATGGCATAATGTATCTCCAGCTGTATTAGCAGATTATATTAGTGGTGAAGGCGGTATTATTGATACTGCTGTTGTTAAAGCGTTAATAGCATCAGAGGGTGGTAAGTTATTCTTAAGTAAACTATATGATGATACAGCATTAGGCGTTATTACATTTAAAAACAGTGTAATAGCTGATAGTATGATATATGCTAAAAAAGGTATTACTATCGGTAATTATATATCTGGTTTACTTGGGGATGGAGCTATAATTGATGAACACGGTAATATAGAAGCTGGTAGTTTAACTCTTAGAGAGTTTTTATCTGTACCAGAATTGCGTTTTAACAGAGTAGATGTAGTAAGTGGTGAATTGTGGAATTCTATTGCTTTTGGTACAATTGAATCAGTAGATACTAAAAACTAGATAGCTACACTTAAACTAGAAGAAGGAGAATACAGTGGGTTACATGTTAATGATATATGTAGAGGTATATGGCATAATATTAGTGGAGTAAATGAAACTACTCCAGGTACAGATGAATGTGGGTTTGAAAAAATGCAGGGATTTAGTACTGCTTACTTTACCCCTATTGAAATTCTAGATGAAAGGGGTAAACAATTTAGATATTCACTAAAGCCTAATACTACTCAACATCCTACTGCAAATATGAAGTTTGCTGTATATGGTAATTTCTTAGATGAAACTAGACAATCTAGTGCTTACTCTACAAGAGATTATAAAAGATTCTTAAAAGATGTTAGTACTTGGGCAATTGATTGGACTAACATTGCGTCACAATTTGGTAAAATAGAAGGATTGACTATTCCTGGAGCTCCAGATGATGGAGTACTACATGGAGATGGCGCTTACTTAACTAATGTCTACATGACAGGTGCTATGATTTAGTTTACTCCTGAACAAGAAGATAGTCTTAAAGGACAGGATGCTTACTCAGTAAATCTTACTAAAGATAACCTATCTGTTATTGTAGATAATGAATTAAATATATTAGATAAGTATAGCTAGCTAGATAATTTAACATTTGGAGTACAAGCTTTTAAAGGTACTACTGAATTGTCATATTCAGATGTATATGCTGAAGGATCTTACTTCTTAACTTGGGAAGCAACAGGTCTTAAGTGTACGATGGCTAATGGTATATTCACAATTACAGATATTTTATCTGTTACTAATAGTCCTCATATAGACTTGTTAATTAACTGTGAAGGTAATGCTACATTTAAAAAGACAGTAGTATTATAGTTCCATTTACAACCTAATTCATTATGGACTACATATAACGATAACGATGCTATACCTGATAGACCTACTGGTGATGGTACTACCAACGGTTGGCATAGAAATTATACAGCATCTGCAATATGGATGTCTACTAAAAGCTCTATCGAAGTAGATGATCCTAATGTAGAATGGGGAGATCCTAATAGATTCCGTGGTGCTTCAGTAGCTGGTAAAGATGGTGAGTATACTAGATTTGCATATACTGAATCAAGCGTACCACCACCTACTCCTATAGGTGATACTGTTCCACCTAAAGACCCAAACAATAAATACACTTGGACTATGGACCCACCGCAAGGAGATCCAGAAAAAGGTATTTGGGTATGGCAGTCTATACAAACTGTTTATTCAGATAAGTCTACTTCTGGTTGGTCAGAACCTTTCCGTTTAACAGGAGCTGATGGTAAAGATGGTAACGATGGTAATGATATAGAGTTTGTATATAAGATTACACAAAATAATTCTGCACCCACTTTACCAGCTAATAGTAATAGAGATGATTATACAGAACCAAACAATGGTTGGTATGATAACCCACAAGGTGTTAGTGAAACTTGGCAATATGAATGGGTAGCTCAACGTACTAAACCAGCTGCTAAAGCAGGTACTGGTAATTGGGGTAACTGGCAAGGTCCTACTTTATGGTCAAAATGGGGTGAAAAAGGTATGGATGGCGATGGTTATGAATATATCTACTATCGTACACAAGCTGAAAACATTGCACCTGATACTCCTGTAGCTGCTAATAATACAGATGATGAAGCGCGTCCTCAGGCATTTATTAATGGTGTAGCACAAACTACTACTTCTCCTGGAGGAATGTATTGGACTGATGATCCCCAAGGAGTTAGAGAAAACTTGATGTTTGAATGGGTAAGTGTACGTAAAAAAACAGATGGTGTATGGTCAGCGTTTCAAAAACCAGCTATATGGGCTAAATGGGGTGAGACTGGTTTAAGTGGCGGTAATTATCAATATAGATATAAAATATCAGCTACTACTCCAAGTATACCTACTGATCAAGCTGCGTCTGGATGGTCTGAAGATTCTGAAATGGTTCCACCAGAAGGTCAATATGTATGGCAAATTCATAGATTTAAAAACGCAGATGGTTCATTAACTGCTTGGACTGGGTTAATAAGACTTACCGGAGCCGATGGTAAAGATGGTGAAGACGGTAATAGTATAGAATTCTTATACGCACGTAATAATGATAAAGACAATTATCCTCAAAAACCAAATTCTAATCAAACTACAGACTGGACAGGTACTGGACCAGATGGTACACAGTGGTTTGATAATCCATAGGGAGTAGACGATTCACATAGATATGAATATGTAACTCAAAGATATAAAGATAAGAGTACTTAGAAATGGGGAGATTATTCACAACCAGGCTTATGGTCTGTATTTGCAGATAAAGGTAAAGATGGGGATGGATACGAATACATATTCGCTAGGTTCTCTAGTTATGATCAAGCAGCTCTATGTAGTAGAAATGAGCAATATTATCCAGCTTCTCCTACTTATGGATCACAATACTTAAATGGTGATTATCAACAAGATGATTATATACCTACTAAAACTTGTAAAGGTGCTACTTTTACTTATACAGATAATGGAGTAAGCGTAACGGAAAGTATACCATATCAAGTATGCTGGACACGTAAGAAAGAAAATGGTAAATGGGGAGATTGGAAGGACGGATTCATTTGGACTAAGTGGGGTAAAGACGGTCAAGATGGACAAGATGGAGATAAAGGAGATCAGGGTGATAAGGGAGACCCAGGAACACCTGGTACTGATGCTACTACTTATGTAATATCTCCAGGAGCAGCTACAATACGTTTGACTAGAACTGCATCTTATGAACCTAGTAGTATGACATTTAGAGCATACAAGAAAACAGGTACTGGAAAATTAACAGCTGTATCTGGTTATTGGGAAATATATGGTAGTAATAGTAGTGCACCAACTAGTTCATCTAGTGGTACAGAAATAGGCAGTGGATAGTCTGGAGTATCTAATATTACATTCAATATAGCCAGTTCTGCTAAATATAATTATTACACTGTAGCATTTAATCCATCTGAGTATCCACTTTATAACGATAATCCTGTGGCAGCATCTGCAACCGTTACCGTTGTAGTTGATGGTTAGGATGGACAAGATGGATCAGCTGCTAATACTCAATATACAGATATTAGATTTAGAGGAGTTTGGAATTCATCTACTAGATATTACTATGCTACAGCATCATCAATAGGTCTAAGTAATTATGAAAATCCTAGTAATGCATATGTTAGAGATTAGGTAATTTACAAAGGTGGTGTATATCTAGTTAAGACTGTTAATTCTGGCGGAGTATACGGTCAAACTCCTAGTTCTAGTTCATCATATTGGGAATTAGTGTCTAGTGTTAGTGCTATGGCAATTAATACATTGTTGGCAGATAATGCTGTATTAGGTGCATTTCATTTCTCTAATAATGTATTTTGGTCAGGTGATGGAGGTAGTTCATCTAGTGCAGCTAAACTATATATGAATAGCAGTACTGGTGAATTTAGAGCATCTAATGGTACATTTACTGGTACTGTGAATGCTAAAGCTGGTACATTTAAAGATCTATATTTTGAGAACTGTTTCACTAAAAATAGGTTTCTAAATATTACACATCTAAATAGATCTTCATCTGATATAGATGATCCTAAATATGGTGATACATATTGTTCAAATAGTAGGTTATATTCTTATCAATCAGATGGTTGGGAAGATGCATTAGAATTATATACTAGTTCTACTAATGCAATAAGCGTATATGCTAATCCTTCTTATTCTAGAATTATACATATGGTTGGAGCAAAAAGTGGCTATGCAAATAAATTAATATTACCAAGTGTTAGCGAAGATAATTACGGTACTGAAATGACAATTGTTTGTAGACAATATCCGTCATCTAGATCTATTACTGGAACAGAAGGTGATCTGCACATAGTTACATATGATAGTAGAGGAAGTACTTATACAGATGAAAGAACTTTAGTTTTAGCTAAAGGTAATAACGGCGGTATATTAAACGTAGTTAGTACTCCATAGGGATGGCTCATTACAAATTGTTCACACGATGGTTGCTCAGATTCTGGTGTTATTCTAAAGTTTAAAGTTTAGTATAATGGTAGTTCATATGCAGTGGTATCGTCTAGTATACACAGTATATATAACTTTAGTAATAGTAAAATTCGTTGTGCTAAAAGTGGGGCAGGAGCGGTAGGAATAACTATAACTAGCGGGACTAGTTATTTTTGGGCTCCGTGTGATGTACGAGTATATGGAAGTTATAGAACAGAAAGTGTAACTGGTAGTAATGCTCATCCAATATATGCAACTTTAATATCATATAGTACTGGAGTTACTGCTTTGAACATAAGTGTGCAATTAGCAGATGATGCTACTTTAAATGATGGTAATTTTTGGGTAGACATCTATGGTGGTTTTGCACAATATATAGGAAACAAACCGACTTAATTTTATGAATATACACAATCAAATTAAATAGTTAAGTGACAGAGAACTACTAGAGGGCATCTATTAGATGCTCCTAGTAGTAATGTAGGAGCAATTAGTTAGTGATAGTAAGCAATTAGGTATAAATGTTATAGCTGATTTATTAGTAGATAATATGTATAGAAACAGAGAAAGAAATGAAAACAATAACAATGCGCCATATCTTGGGCAACAAAGTATTACAATATGATGTTGATGACAGAGGAGTTATCGTAGATGAGAGAGAAATTGATAGAGACGATATGTCAAAGCCTGTGGATGTTTATGCGGAAAACTTTAATGATTGGGCGAAATTCACAGGAGCAAAATATACCGTGACAAACAAGAGCGTCAATATAACAAATTTTGATGCCGTAAATAATGCATGCATATATATCGCCAAATCTAAAAAGTTTAATGGCATAACGATTACGGTAGATGGATTATTGGACGGTCAAGAAATAGCATGGGGGTATAATAACAACCCATTGGTAAGAATGCCTAAAAATGGAACTTATACACTAGAACCTATTAATAGTACAACAGGAAATATAGGTTTTAGGAGTATAAACATAGTCGGTGCTTGTAATATCACCATCACTTAGCTACCGTTACGACAGCAATAAGTTAAGTGAAACATTAAATAGCGAAGTATGGACAGAAATGAATTAATAGACAAATTAAAACCTTATTTTAAAGTAAGTGAATTAGTATGTCCTCATTGCTACTCCAAGTTTGGTGAATCTTCATGGTAGTTTATAAGTACAGAATTACTTAGTACTTTGTATATACTACGTACTAAGATATTCAATAAACCTATTACTATTAATACTTGGAAAGCAGGTGGATAGTTCTCACAAAGAGGTTTACGTTGTAATATGTGTTAGTTAGTAAAGAGTAAAAATAACGTTTACTTATCGGCTCACGCACTTGGTAAAGCGATAGACTTTAATGTAAAGGATTTAGATAGTAATACAGTGAATAACATAGTAAGATAGAATGCTGAATTATTTGAATATCCTATTAGATTAGAAGCTAATACAGACGGGTGGAGTCACATTGATTGTTACGTACCTAAGGACTCTTCTAAGAAGCTTTTAGAGTTTAATGGATGAGTTGTTCATTTAATAAAGAAAATGGCTTAAAATGCCTTAAAATGCGTTATAGTAATATGAATAAAGAAACAATATTTTATAGTATTATGTATTAGGATAGTTCGGCTATCAGCATCATACCAGAACTAGCTAATGCGTATAATATGACTCCTCATCGTATAACTAAAGAGGGTGAAGTAATTAATATACCTATTAACAGAACATTAGGTAGATTATCTTTTGTTGGTGGTCAAGATTGGATACATCCTATAGTAAATACAGATAATATTAGTATAGTATTTGATGCTAATAATACTGGTGCAGTAAGAGTGGCTAGACCAGTAATACAATATTGTGATCCAAATGGATGTAAAAATTTAGTGCAATTTGCATTACATTAGAATTAATAATTAAAATATACGTATATGACAAGAATAACAAGAAGCTATATAGCTCCAAATCCCAAAGAGTTTGATTACTGGGTTGACTTAGCAGCAGATCCAAAAGGTAATGTAATTAAGTATTATGCAGGTAGTAGCAAATGGCTACCAATAAATGATGATACAGATAATGATCAGAGTGCTAAGATTGCCGCACTTGAATCAGGTAAAGTAGATAAGGTGGAAGGAAAAGAACTATCCAGTAATGACTTTACTGATGCATATAAAACTAAACTGGATGGTATTGCTGCACAAGCAAATAAATATGTTTTACCAACAGCTACAGCTGAAATTATTGGTGGAGTAAAGGTAGGAGCAAATATTTCTTATAGTAATGGTACAATTAGTCTTAGTAAAGCTAATGTGACTAGTGCATTAGGATATACACCTCCTACAGCAGATACTAAAGTGACTATAAATAACACTTTAACAAGTACTAGTACTACAGAAGCTTTAGCTGCTGCTCAAGGCAAAGCTTTAAAAGATTTAATTGACGCATTAACTACAAGAGTTGCTGCATTAGAAACTCCAGCAGCTTAATATAACAAATACATATGGTAACAAATAGGATAATATTTTTTGCAACATCTGTTCAACCTAATCCAGAAGAAATAGACTATTGGGTTGACTTATCTGATAATCCTTACGGTGGTAGCATTAAATATTTCAATGGAACCGAATGGGTAAGGCTGGCTGCCTCTGGTGGTATACCTGATCTTAGCAACTACTATACTAAAACATAGGTAAACAAATTGCTTAATGATAAAGCAAACATTAGTGATGTAGATAGTAAAGTAGATGATGAAGAGGTAAAAGACGTAATAAAAGATATACAGTTTAATACTTCAAATCCTAATGGCATTACTATGGTAATGTTTAAGTATGATGGAAGTAATAAAACTGTTTCAATACCAGTAGCTTCTACAAGTTCTGCTGGTATTATTACATCTAAAGACTTCTTAGACTTTGTTAAGCAGCATCAGTTATAGGAACTTCATACTGAGATGATTGATACCTTTGCTGATATACGTGCAAAGTATTAGAAGAAACTCATTGCAGGTTTAAACATTGAAATTGATCAAGAAACTAATGTGATTAGTGCATCTGGTGATCTAGCTGTACAATGGGATAATGTTACTAACAAACCAGATTTTAAACCAGTAGCTACATCTGGTGATTATAATGACTTAATTAATAAGTTAAAACCAGGTAAAGACGTTAGTATTAGTGAAGATAATGTGATTAGTATTGCTATTGATTCAGATTCATTAGAATAGTCTTTAGCTACTTTACAAAGTAATATAGATAAAGAAGCTGCTACTGCTCGTGCTGCTGAAACTAAATTAGGCAATGATATAGCTACTGAGAAGAATAGAGCCCAATCTGCTGAATAGACTATTAGTACTAATTTACAGAATGAAATTGATAGATCTACTCAGATAGATACTCAACATACTAATGCTATAAACAAAGAGATACAGGATAGAAAAGAAGCTATTGACACAGAAGTTAGTGATAGAAATGCAGCTATCTTAGTAGAAACTAATAGAGCTAAAGCTAAAGAAGAAGAGTTAGACAATAAGATTACCGATCATACTACTGCAACTAATGCAGCATTAGCGTTAAAAGCAGATAAGTCTGATACTTATACTAAGGCACAAGTAGATGCTAAATTATCTGGTGCTTATAAAGTAAAAGGATCTAGTACGTTTGAAGCTCTACCTAAAGACAACAATGTAGTTGGCGATGTATATAATATTACTAATGCATTTAACTTGAGTGGTAAACATTATGATGCTGGTACTAATGTAGTATGGACTGAAGATGGTTGGGATGCTTTATCAGGTTCATTTGATACTACTGCTATTGAAGGTAGTATTCAAGAAGTAGCTGATAACTTAGCTCAAGAGATACTTGATAGAACTCAAGCTGATACTACTATTAATAACAACATATCTTCACTTACTAATAGAGTAAAAGTAAATGAAGATAAACTTACTATTATTAATGGTAATGAAGCTACTACTGGTTCTATAGCTAATGCTATTAAACAGGCTAAGTCATATACAGATACTACTGTAACAGCTGAATAGACTAGAGCAGAAAATGCAGAATAGAAACTAACTAGTGATTTAGCTAGTGAAGTAACTAGAGCTAAAGGCGCTGAATCAGCTAATGCTACAGCTATAGCAAATGAAGTAGAAAGAGCTACTGGTGTAGAAGAGACACTGAATAGTAATATTACTCAACTGTAGACTCAAAAAGTAGATAAAGTTGAAGGTAAAGGTCTTAGTACTAATGATTATACTACTCCTGAAAAGAATAAACTAGCTGCTATAGAAGCTGAAGCTAATAAGTATGTATTACCTGCTGCTACTACTACTACGCTTGGTGGTATAATTGTAGGAGATAGATTATCTATTGATGATACTGGTAAATTAGTAGCTACTTATACTTATACTTTACCTAAAGCATCTAGTAGTGTATTAGGTGGAGTTAAGACTGGTAGTAATATTACTAATACTGATGGCACTATTAGTTTAACTAAAGCTAATGTAACTAGTGCATTAGGTGTAGATCCTACTACTACTTATGTAAAGAAAGCTGGTGATACTATGACAGGAGCTTTAACAAACAGTTCCACTATTAGTGGTAGTAAATTGATATCTACTGTATCTACTGGCACAGCACCTATACAAGTATCTTCTACTACTCTATGTACCAATCTGAATGCAGATATGGTAGATGGTTACAATGTGGCTGAAGGCGATAAAACAGGTATTTATTATACTAAGTTTTATGAGGTAGGTGCTAATAACACAGATTGGCTGAGATTAGCTACTTTACCACTAGTATCACAAAATACTACTTCTGCTAAATATGTTATTTTTGAAATAGTAGGAGGTGGAAATTTTGGTTCTAATCAATACAATTATTCTACACTAGTAGCTAGTACTAGAGATAAAGAATCTGTTAAATTAGTTAAGTAGCAAAGTAATACGTAGCTTGGTGGAGATGCAGTAATAGCTGGATATGTAGTCACTTCTACAAATGTAGAAATTTGGTTAGGTTTTGCTGGAACATATAGATCGTCTATTTCTATTACTTGTAAGAATAAACAATTAGCTAACGATGTATTAACTAGTAGTTTTGTTACTACTAAACCAGATAATTTTGTATTAGGTGAAATTGTTACATTAGATGCTCCAGACTGGTATGGTGTATCTTGGTCAGAAACATCATCTAACCCAGATTGTGTTCGTATTGGTAATATGGATATGCATAGATCATTGCCTATATAGAGTATGATGAAACCTTTTGTTATTACAAATTATCGCCACTAGTCACCAGAAAACATTCTGCCCATAGATGATAATTTTAGTAAATCTTTTTATAGTACTGAATCTAACACCCAGTGGGAAGTAGTATTTAGTTTAGATACTGATATAATGATTAGAATACCAGAATTTTGGTATACTGACGAGTACGTTCCTAGCTCAAAAACTCATAATCTAAAAATATGTCCACACGCTAAACCAGGATGGTATCACCACAAAGAAGCATACGTTGGTGCGTATGAATTATGCGAAACTTCTCCCTCTAGTGGAAAAGTTTGTAGCGCTAAAGGTTTGATACCTTTGGTAGGTAGAACCAGAGAGGTTCTTAGAAAAGCTGTTAGAGCTAATGGATTTGACGGAGAAGCTAAATGGAATCTTTATACATATGAAGAACATAGAGCTATATGTCATTTGTTCTTAGTGGAATATGCTACTAGAAATTCACAAAAAGCTGTTAATACTGCACTAACTCCTGAGGGATTTAGACAAGGTGGGTTAGGTTCAGGTTGTACTACAGGAATAGCAACTATCAACGGAGCTCAAACTTGGTCGTTTATTCCAACTGGAAGTTCTGATAGTTTAGGTAGTGGTTCTGGTGAAGTTACAGTAACTATACAATAGACTGATTCATCTGGTTCTAATACTTCTACTATTACACGTAAATGTAATAGATATAGAGGAATTGAAAATCCATTTGGTCACATATGGAAATACACAGATGATGTTATTAGCGTGTATGGTAATGGTCATAGAACTTGGTATAAATCTGTGAAACCAAATCAATTTGCTACTAATAAAAATACTAGTTATAAACCATTTTGTGCTAGTACGATGGTTAGCAGCGGCTATAAAACAGAAATTAAGGCAACGCCAACTTGTGATTTCTTTGCAACATCTGTCTCAGGTGGTTCGGAAACTACATACTGGTGTGATTATAGCTGGGATAATACTGATACTTCAGAACATTGTTTGTTAATCGGTGGTGATTCTGGCCATGGCAGCCGGGCGGGTCTATTCAATCTTAATTCCGATATTGAGGTTGGTTATTACTCTGTTGCTATCGGTTCTCGATTAACATATCTCCCGTGGGCGGAGTAATGACTTAATTATGCAATACGGTGTAGTTAAGTAATACCCACAGGTTGCTTCTCTAGAATTGGGTTGGGTGTGCTTTGTTGGTTTTGGTGGGGGGGGTGGGTTGGTGGCGATGGACTGGCGGTTCGGTGGTGAAGTATTAACTATAAATATTATAGAAGAAAAATGGCTAGTTATATAGGTTGGTTTAAACATGCTAACTGTTATTCTTTACTTAATAAAACTATTAAACATAAAGAGCTATTAGATTACCTGGACATACGTAAGGGAAATAGAACATACGAATAATGAGTACGTTATAGTTATATAATCGCAGAGACTTTAACATATGCTAGCGGTAATAAATATTGACTAGCATTTTTATTTCAGATAAAATTATTTTAAGTTGTGTTGAGTAGAAGTTTATATATAATGAATCTTGCAAGACGTATATTTGCTAATGGATATCGATCTATAGTAGGTTGGCTAACAGGTATAGCGACTATACTAGCACCAGCTGCACCATTAATAGGTGTGTCATTTCTATTCATAATATTAGACTTAATCTATGGGTATAAAGTATGTAGACAAGTAACTCACAAGAATTATTTTGAATCTGGCAAGTTTTGGTCTACTATTGAGAAACTAGGATTTGCAGCTATAATGATAGCTGGATTTACTTTATTAGATAAGTTTATATTTATGACATATGCTGATCTGGTGTTAGCTAAAGTTGCAGCAGGAGCAGTATGTTTTGCAGAAATAATATCATTATTAGAATCTAGGAAAGCATTAAAACCTAATTCATTAGTCACAAGACTCTTCACAAAGATTATAAAGTCGAAAGCAGAAAAATATTTAGATGTAGATATAACAGACATCTTAGAAGAACAAAATACTATTACAAATGATACCAATACTGATAAGTCTAGCAAAAAGATTAACAAGTAACATTATCGGTTGGTTTAAAAGAAATTACAAAGCAATGGCAGTGATTATCATTACGATTCTCGCTGCCATTTGTTTTTATTAGAATAACTAGCTAGATAAGAAGAATAGAGAACTAGATAGAGTAACTAATAACTATCATTACTATGAATAGCTAGCAACATAGTAGAAGAATGATAATAGAGTTCTATAGCTTACTCTGGATGAATTTAAAGAAACCAAAGATAGCTTGATACAAGAAGTACAAGCTACAGTAAAGAAATTGAAAATCAAAGAGAAGGAGTTGAAATAGATACAGATATAGGAGTAGAAAGTAGTACACGATACTACAATAGTAGTTAGATCAACTGACTTTAAAGTGGAAATCAAACCAAACAATTTGACATCAATCGTAATAAATAAAAGAGATACGCTCCTAACACATAGTATCGACATTCGCAATACACAGTCACTATTTATTCATACTAAAAAAGAATATAAGCGTAATTATAAGAATTGGTTCTAGCGACTCCTTCACTTTGATTTTAAAAAACGAACTATTTATAAGTACCAAATTGATAACAGTAACAAGTTAATCAATGTAGAAAATACTAGAATAATAGATTTATCAAAATGAACTTTATAAGTCGAATAATTAAATCAATTAATGCAATGAGAGAAAGACTGAAAATAGAGCGTCATGAGGCTATGTATGGTCCACACTTTAATGAAGAATGTGCACTAAAAGCAGTCTCAAAGATGGAAAACGAAGATGGCTCTCGTGGAGAACATTGGAGTTTAGAAGAAACTACTTCAATCGCTAACCAGTACGGAATCAATCTGAAAGGTGAGAAATACAACAAGTATGATTGGTACGTTGCTCTCAATATGATACGTTCAGACTATTATCGTGCAGTTGTTACTATGACAAGCAGTGATCACATTAAGTACTTTGTAGAACTAGCAAAAGCTTGGTTGAATGATAAAGACATAGAAGAAGGAAAGATGTGGTATTACTATTGCTATATTATGTGTGATAAATTGCGCAAAGAAGCTAAGACGATGTTAATGCTTGAAGACGATGAAGATGAAGAGCATGAGTATCGTTACGCTCGTGGTGGTAGAGGACGTGGAAGAGGTAGAGGAGGAAGAATGACTCGCTACGGTTATGACTATGACGAAGACGATGAATATTTAGATCGTGAACGTGAAGAGGAAAGAATGCATAGATATGAACCTATGTATGAAAGAAGAATATCAAGATATTAATTTAATCAAAATTTATGAGAACTATGTACGAACCTGAAAAAAATTTTAGTACAAAACGCTGGTATAGATCCAGGTGTAGCTGCACTTTTGCAGAATGCAAACAAAGGTAATATGGACCCTGCTGCTCTTATGGCTATGATGAACAACGGCGGTTTCGGTGGAAACGGCGGTTGGTGGTGGATTTGGATCATCCTAATCTTCTTCTGCTGGGGCGGTTTTGGAGGTAACGGTTTTGGTAGAGGTAGTGATGATGCTAGTCGTCTTGCTTCTCAGTTGAATACCGATACTAATACAAGTCTGTTAATGCAGGCTATTCAAGGTAACAAAGATGCTATCAGTTCTTTGTCTAATACTTTAAGTTGTGATATTAACGCTGTACAGACAGCTTTAAATACTATTAATACTAGCGTAAGTAAGATTGCTTGTGATACTAAATTAGCTAGCTGTGAAGTAATTAATGCTATTACTTCTGGTAATGCTAACTTGGCTTCTCAATTAGCTAACTGCTGCTGCCAGACTCAACGTTCAATTGACTCTGTTAATTTGAACTTGACTCAAATGAATGCAGACAATAGACTGTCTATCTGTCAGCAAACTAATACTTTGCAGAATGCAATCACTGGTGGTTTCAATAACTTAATGACAGATAATGCTAGTAAGTTTAATGTAATTGGCGCTAAGATAGATGCGCAGACTCAAATGATTAACGATAAATTCTGTCAACTTGAAATGCGCGAAATGCAGAATAAGATTGATACATTACGTGCTGAAAAATCAGCTCTTGAGTTAGGTTTGTCTCAATCTGCTCAAACTGCTAATATCGTAAATCAATTGCGTCCTTGTCCAGTACCTGCTTACTTAACTTGTAACCCATTCGGATGTAACGGTGGATTCACTGGTTACGGATACGGATATAACGACGGTTGCGGTTGTAGTTGCTAATAAGAAAGGAGGTAATTATGTTTAATCCTTTCTTTAACCCTTATCGTGTAAGACGTATTGATCAAGGTGGTATACCAACATTAGATACTATATTCTCTAATGTAGATACTACTAACAATACTGTTACTTATGGAATATGTCCATTTCAATGGAGACAATTACCATGCAGAGGTTTAATATTGTTAAATATTAACCATACCGCTACTGGTGCAACAGAAGGATCATTAGTATCTGTAGCTACTTCTGTTAGTTCTAGTTAGGTATCATCTAATCCGACTAGTGTAAATACTAATAGTGGTAAAGCATTACTAAACGGTTCTGGTGATTAGATGCCAACAGAAGAAATTTCAACGGGTAATAAATATCTAATATACTATGATAAACGTACTGGAGTATTTCAGACTGTAAATCATATTGTAGCACCAGCTGCTGCTTAATAAAAACTTAGGGCTACCGTAAAAGGTAGCCCTACTAAAACCAATTCAATTATGTTATTTAGTCAATTAAAAATAGGAGATCACGTGCACGTATTGGAAGTTCTAGGAACTTTTAAAAAGACTACTGTTTATAGTCTTGGTTCTATTACCTAGGTTTCAAATCCTTATGATGAAGCTTTGCCGCAAGGTTAGTTTCCAATACCAGGATAGAACAGACGTAAATTAGTCGATGTATTTATTAGTTGTAATGGAGAATCTAAGAAACTATCAGTACCTGCTGAACGCTCAATAATTAATGATACTTCTATAGGACTTACTGTTGCTACCAACAAAGAAGAAATAGCTAATATGGTTAGATAGAACTACAACGAGTTCAAAGCTAAAAAAGAAGCAGCAAGTAAGTACGATGAAGAAATGGAGAAGTGTAAAGATATTCTAGATCAACTAGAAGCGCAAGTAGAAATTCCTACAGTAACTAATACTGTTGATAATAGTAAAGAAATAAATGATTTAAAGAATGATGTAGCTGATATTAGGAAGATGATAGAAGATGCTAAGAAGATGTTTATGGGAGGGTTCCCAAAACCACCAATGCCACCTATGCCTAATGTACCAGCTCCATAGATGAAATAAAAGATATTTAAGGTAGACTAAAAAGTCTACCTTTTTTATTATATGTACTTATAGAAACAGCTATTAGTTATACTTCACTAATGTAACCTAAATATATTAAAATAGCACAGGTAGCCTTAAAATGCGTTTAAATACTATTATAATTATAATTTAAATACGTATTTAATATGACACTTAACATGCTTATCGACGACATTTTACTCGAAGCCAGAAATAATAATATAGGTGAGAGTGAAAAGTTAAGTCGTCACCAAATCGAATTGTGGATAAAAACGTATCGAGCTTATTTACTAAAATAGAAATTAGATAAAGGTGAACAGCTTGATTAGATTTTTTATCAAACGATACGCATGCATTTGGATAAAATAGAAGAAGATCCGGGTCATGCAGAATACCAAGGAGACAAAGAATTACCTACTTTACTTGGTACTAAACTTACTACTTCAGTAATAACAGTAAAGGATGCCTATGGAAACATTATTCAATTAGGTTCTGAAACTAAGATGAAATTCTAGAGATATAGAAAGTATACCTGTAAAGATTATATTGCATATGTTAAAGGTAATAGGATATATGTAGAAGGTGATGCTAATCAACTAGAATATATTGATGTAGAAATAATTGCTGAAGATCCTACTGAAGACAAACTGTGTTATGATCCAGATAAGGATGAATATCCATTACCAGCTTATATGTGGGGTACAGTTAAGTAGTTAATCTTTACTAAGGATTTCTTAACTATGAGATAGCAAGTATCTGATACTACTAATGATAGTAAAGATGATACTTAGAATGTGATGAATTAGAATGTTAATAGAAGTATAAGACGATGAATGAATTAAATAAATCAGCTAACAAAACAGTTTCTTATACTATACCTTCATTCTATAATCATTACTTAAGTAGTATAGAACCAGATACAGTATATGATATAGATTATACTACTTATAGAAAGATAGTAACAGACTATTTTTATCACTTAAGAGATTAGTTATTAGAAGAAAGTAAAGAAGTTAAATTACCTTATAGAATGGGTAGTATTCAAATAGTAAAGAAACAGCCTAAACATTTAGATGGTAGAAGTCTTAGAATAGATTATAAAGCTACTAAAGAGTTAGGTAAACTTACTTATTTACTTAACGAACACTCAGGATTCTACAAGTATAGACTTTACTGGAATAAATAGGATATGCTAGTGTCTAACAAAAGTAAGTATTAGATTGTACTTACTAGAGCAAATAAAAGGCATTTAGCACAAATAATTAAATAGAATATTCACGATTACGAATAGCAGCCATGATATATAAAATGACAAGTAGTAAAGCCGTGATTGCTAAAGTAATCGCGGATTTAGGTTTAAATGAAACCGAAATACCTATTACAGATATACGTCAATGGATTGGAGAAGCTTTAATGAACATAGGTTCTGTTAATCAACTAGATCATAAAGTAGAAGTAATACCTATCAATGGTTATTAGGCTAAGTTACCATGTGACTTAGAAAGATTGAATAGTGTAGCTTACTCTACATGTGATTGTGGTGGTTGGATACCTATGAAGAAGAGTACAGGTACATTCAGCGTCTATGACAGAAAAGATAACTGTGATTGTTGTAATATGATTGTACACGATGATGTATTAATACCATTGGTAAAGAATCTTCACAATCTTACTAAAGATAAAGACGCATTAGAAATACTTAATAAAGATACTAATACTAGATAGACACTTAGCACACTAATTAATAATTATACAGTTTGTAGCAAAAATGGTAGATTACAGCACACTAGTTTTAATGGTACTAATTTCAGTTATACGCCACAATATGATGTCAAACCAGGATATCTCATCTCAAACGTTCCAGAAGGATATGCGAAAATCTCATACCATGCTATCTATACTGATGAAGATGGCATGCCTATGATACCTGATGTACAGTCTTACTTTGAAGCTTGCTTCTGGTACTGTGCATAGAAAATACTTTATATTAAGTATATAAAAGGAGAAGTACATAGATAGATTTATATTGACGCAAAGACGTCGTATAACTTCTATAGAAAACAAGCTTACGCCGAATCGTTAATGCCGAACCAGGACGATTTGAGTAATATTAAGTATACGTGGAATACATTAGTTCCAGAGATAGATGAAGAACGTACTTTCTTTAGTACTACTGGTGATAGACAAGAAATTTATAATTAGAATTATAATAGATTATGGAGATAAATAGCCAAGTAAATACATTCCTCGAAGGAATGAATCTAGATTCTGATATTACTATGTTATCTGACAAGTAGTATAGATGGGCATAGAATGTTAGATTGTTAACAGATAATGCCGGAACTACTGGAATTCTATAGAATATAGAAGATATTAGACAATATTTAGGAGGTTTAGAAATCTCTGAAAATATACTAGGTACGGCTGTTAGTAGATGGTATAATACAGATAAAGAAAAAGTAGAAGAATGTGGAATAGTATTTACTAAAGAATTGTATGAACAAAATAGAATTAATAATCTTTGGATAGTAACTGATTTTAATAGTATCAGTCCAACTTGGACTCTAATAGTATCTGCACAATTAAATATTACAGACAACGTATCCATTGTTACTAATTTTGAGTCTAATAATGTTAGTAAAGTATATATATCTGACGGTAATACTTCTATCAAATGCATTAATATATAGAAGAAATATAATACAAGTAAGACTAGTCCAATAACAGATAGTACATACTTTGATCTGTTACCAAGTTCTACTATTGCCCCATTTAAGTTTATTGAATGGACTTCTGGTAATTTGCCAGCAGGTATGGTACAGTATTGTTATTAGCTATTCAATGTGCATGGCGGTGAAACTACAACTTCATCACTCAGTTCTATGATACCTGTATCTTCTAGTAACACTAATTCATCTAAAAACTTTAATGGAAACAATAAAGACGAAAGTACAGACAAAGGGTGTCTATTGTCAGCTACATTATTTAATGACGGTAGATTTGAAAGAATTAGAATAATTGGAATACAGTACACTAATAAAAATCAAGTACCAAAAATATACATTATAAATGAATTAGATTTGCCCAAATCTGATAATCCTACCATTACTTTTACATATAATGATATTGGTAAGAATTATATTAATGAGTTATCAATTGAAGAGTTTAACAATATAATTCCGTTTGAATTTAATGCTAAGAGTATAGCTAAAATGAATAATAGGTTATTTGCTTCAAACTTACAAGAAATAACATGGGATGTAGCTTACGATGCTAGGGCATATAGGTGCAATAAAAATGGAACAATATAGCTAAATTCTAGTATAACTGAAAATTCTTTAACTTTAACTTTTGATTAGTTATTGGGTCAAGGTAACGACTTTATTATACCAGAAGAACACGACTGTATTAACCCTATGAATAGTCAAATAGTATATCCAAATAATGAAACTGAAGAATATGCTTACGGATATGATGATAGTAGAACCGTTAGAGGTGGCAAAGGAGTAAATATAAGTTATAGATTTGTTACTACAGACTTAATAGAATCTGACAATACTCCATCTGTAGATGAAGAAGGTAATAAATTATTAGCTTATAATATGGAATTATCTGCATCTAAAAGAGTAGACGCTACTATTAAGTTAAAATGTCCAGAGAACGGTCAAACTGTATATATCTATAATAATGATAATACATCTAGAATAAGAAATTATAGCGATCCATTTTACGTATCTAATTTTTTAGGGTATTAGAGAGACGAAGTATATAGATTTGGAATAGTATTTTATAATTAGAAAAATATACCATCTCCTGTACATTGGATCGGAGATATTAGATTTCCATCTGGTGATATTGAAGGATATGAACCATTTACTTTTGCTGATACAGTTGATGGAACTGGTAATTATGAATTAATATCTCATCCGTTAGGTATAGTATTTTATGTATAGAATCTTCCTACAGATGTAGTAGCTTATGAAATAGTAAGATGCGACAGAACATTGGCAGATAGAACTGTAGTTACTTAGGGATTACTAAACAAAACTGTTAGATTCAATGGGTGGTAGAATAATACTGAAGATTATAGAGCTGAATATTCTATTGGTAGCATAGATAGAAGACCTACTATTATGCCAACATTTACAGACACTACAGTATCACCGTTTGCACAAGGAATATATCATATATATGATAATAAAATGGTATAGCAAGATACTCAAGCTATAAACCCAATGGACGTTAACGGTATATTTGATTTAGTAACAGCTGATATATGTTTTAATAAAGAAAATTCAGATTCTATTGTTACTAGTAATATGAATATAGTTCCATTATATTGTGCTCATTCCGCTACATATTGTAATGATAATAGATATAAACATCACAGACTAGGAATACCTTTCACAAAAGTGTTAGGTAGAAATGATAACAATTAGACTGAAAATTCATTTGGTGGTGTAGTAGAAGGATCGGATTATGATGGAGATCAACCAGCTATTAAATTAGAATCTGGAGTATTTGACGGGTTTGAGTAGAATGACGGCAGACTTAGTGGAGGGGTGTGTAAATATTATTAGATGTTTGGTAAGAACTATGCTCATAAAGACAATTCTAATTTGCGTCAATCTTTTCCTATAAAAGACGTCGTTAAACCTACTAATATTTCTCCTTATCAAGAAGCTTTTGATGCTAAATAGATAGTAAACTATATAGATAGATTTGGGTTTATCAATTATAGTATTGGTTCTAATGAAGCTCTTGGACCACATGGAGTATGTTTAGCTGTTAGTGCTCCAGACGTATACTCCGGAGGTTTTACTGGTATACGTACAACGCCAATGCTGAGAAAGTTTAGATACAATTCTGTACTTTTCGTTAACATAAAAAAAAGTGCTACTCAGTATGGTGGTAACACATTTATAAGTAGAAGTTATTCTACTTATTATAGTACTAATACTTATGTCAAAACATCTTGGGAAAAATATGATACAGCTATGTGTTTCGGTGGTGATACATATTTAGGAGTATTAGATTATGCACACACCTTGTTGTTTACTAGGAATGACCCAGACGATAGAAACGGTTTTAAGAGATTTGTTGCAGCTTATATACCTTTAGAATCCAGTGTAAACTTGCACTATAGAAACGATGAACATTTTTCTCAAGATACTACGGTATCTACAGGTAATGCTCAGACTGGAGAAGCTAATATTTATTTTTTAACAGAGCCTGGAGCATTAAATACAAATTACACTCAAGGAAAGCCTATGTATACATATAATTCAGCATATTCTAGTACTAATACCGCTAAAAGTTATATTCAAAGTTCTATATACGCTGAAGATAATGTAAAGAGCATGAATCGTATTACTTGTTCTGAAGTAAAATCTATTAATGAATAGACAGATAGTTGGACTAAATTTAAATTTGCTAATTATTTAGATACAGATAGTACATACGGACCAGTTACTAATTTAAAAGTATTCAAGAATAGGTTATACTTCTTTTAGGACAGTTCTGTTGGTATAGCTTCTGTCAATGATAGATCATTAATTAATGACAACAACGCTGGAGAACTAGTATTAGGTACAGGTGGAATATTAACAAGATATGATTACTTAGTTACACAAAATGGTAGTAGTATTATAAATGATAAAAGTATTACTAATTCAGAAACAACTTTATATTGGCACGATTTTGATAAAAATGTAATATGTTCGCTAGGTAACGGATTCAATGAATTATCTAAGGTAAAACAAGTATAGACATATTTAAATAGATTACCAGATTCAGCCAGAAGAAATCCAGTATCATTTTATGATAAGAAATATAATGAAGTATGGTTTAGAATATACGATAGATGTTTAATATTTAATGAATAGTTAAATGTATTTACATCTTTCTATACTCATAATCCAAACTGGTTCTTCCCTTTCTCTACTAGATTAATTACTATTAAAGATAATAATTGTTATTACTTGCATAATATGTATTATGTAGACGATAGCAAAGAAAAAGAAGAGCGTATATCTTATATAAGATTTGTAGTAAATAAAGATATAGCATATACTAAAGTATTCGATAATCAATGGTTTTCTGCTGAATTTGAAGATATTGGAGATGAAGAAAAACCTACATTAATAACAGATATACATTTTGAAACTAAAACTCAAGTGACAGATCCTATAGATTACAACAACATAGAAGTTAGAGAAGATAATTATAGATTTGCAATAAGTAGAGAAAAACAAGATAAACCTGATTTACAATAGCAAACTAATATGTCTTATGCTGGAAGAATGAGAGGAAAGTATTTAATTTGTAATTACACATTTGATTGTAATGATAACAAAGAGTTCAAACTTCCATATGTTAAAACAACTTATAGATATTCAATGTTATAATATGAAAAATAAGAAATTAAAAAGAGTTCCTCAATATGCTTTCGGCGCTGATGCTATTTCAAATTGGGGAAACATGAGTGGAGTAGATAAAGCTAATGTAGTTACACAAGGAGTTGGTGCTGTGGGTAGTATGATAGGTAATGCTACTAGTGGAAAGAAGCCTACAGCAGCTGGTGTAATAGGTGGAATAGGATCTGGAGCTGCAATGGGGGCATCTATTGGTGGACCTTGGGGAGCAGTAATAGGTGGAGCTATTGGTGGTATTACTTCAAGTATAGGTTCTGGTGGTTCTGTTAATGAGTAGACTGGTGAGTATGAATTACCATCAGGAATAGCTGGTCTATTTGGTCACAGTAAAAGTTATATACGTAACAAAGCTGGTAGAATTAAAAACGGTATTCAAGCCAGACAAATGTCTGAATAGGTAGCAGCTGATTACTATCAAGAAAATGGATATAATGAATTAAGTTTATCTAAAGGTGGAGTAGTACCATCTACTATGGCTTACTTAGATGATGGTGAGATGTTGAGAACACCAGATGGAACTATAGGATCTATACCAGAAGAAGGTAAACCTACAGATTCTAATTTATTAAATGTACCTGTTGGAACTCAAGTATTAAGTGATAAGATTAAAGTTCCAGGAACAAATAAAACATTTGCAGAAATGGGAAAGAAGTTAATGAAGAAAAGCAACAAGAAAGCTAATAATATATATGCCGAAAATAGTTAGATGCTAAATGAGAGAAATAATTAGATAGCTTATCAGGCATTATTAGATTAGCAAGAAGCTTTGAAAAGTAAAAAAATAAAGAAGAATGCAACTGCTTATGCAGATGGTACTAGAGGTATTAAACCATATGGATATAATAAAAATATGTCTGACTTTAAATACTGGGATTCAGATAAAAATAACTATACACAAGATTACTTAAACTGGGTTAATAGTATTACAGATCAAGATGTAAAAGATATCTATAGCGGTAAATACGGAGACATGTCTACTTACTTAGGTAAGAATAAAGGAGTTATACCTACAGTAGAACAAGCTAGATCTTTAATGTCAGATAGAAAGTATGGTGACTGGCATAAGATTGGTCAAGCATATGTAGATAGTAGATCTAATCAAAGTAATGGACCTAGACATATACCATCATCTGAAGTAGCAAGTAGATTAGGCATTCCTTATAATATTAAGGCTCCTATTGGTAATGTAGATACTGCTAATGCTAGAAGTAGTAAATACTTTAACTATACTGGTAATCCTGGGCAGCTTCCAGTAGGTAATACATATAGTACAGATAGTAAAAAACCAAAAAATCCAAGTGATAATAATTGGTTAGATTTAATAGATAATATAGCCGCATTGGCTGGACCTATTGGTAATATATTCTCAGGTAGTCCTGAAAGAGTAGAAACATATACTTATGATCCAGTATATGGTCCTACTGATTATAACATAGATCCTATACTTAGAGAAGCTACACTAAGTGATAGAATTGCTAGATACAATATGGCTAATATTAATCCTAACACTGGAGCCAATATGGCATTTGGTTTACAGTCAGCAGTTAATAGGAACAAAGCTATCGCTAATGCTTATGCTACTAAGAACAATGCTGAAAATCAAATGGCATTTAACAACGCTCAAATAGCTAATCAATGGGGGCAACAGTATGCTAATGCTAGACACTTAGCTTCTGTAGAACAAGCTTAGAATGATGCAGCTACTAGAAATATTCGTAGAAAAGGATTTGGTGATTTATCTACAAGAATATAGTAGATAAGTAGAGATAAACGTTTAACTAAAAGAGACTCTGCTGTACTAGAAGCTATGTTACCTTATTTGGAATATGGTATGACATCAGATCAATTAACTAAATTATATAATAATTTGAAAAGATAATGGCAACGAATAGATTTGATAAACCAATAGAAAGTGAGTATATTAGTTAGTATACACCAATACCCTTTGAATAGTTATATGCTATAGGTAAAGCAAATAATGAAAGAGTAGATAAAGCTTATTAGGATTTAGGTAATCAGTTTACTAAGTGGTCAGAGTTTAGATCACCATCAGCTGTAGATACTAAGAGATGGTACGATTTAACAGTTGGAGCTGGGCAAGATATAGTAAACAAATTAGCAGCTAATCCAGATTTGATTAAAACGGCAGAAGGCAGATCCTTAATATAGTCGTTTATTAATACTAGACCTTATAATGAGCTAAGTTAGTTACAACAGAGTAGAGAAGGATTGCTTTAGAGATAGAAAGTAAATCAACAACTTATGCTATCTGGTAAGTATAATCCTTTATGGCATGAAGTTGATTTTACTAATTATAATACTTTAGATAGAGGAGTATTTAATGATGTTGCTCCATTAGCTTATAAATCAGAAGTAGATTTAGTAAAACCTTATGTTGATAATTTGAAACCTGGATTTATTAGACAAGAAGGCGCTTATGATTGGAGAGGAGTTTCATCTGAAAGAACAGATAAAGAAATAGCTAATAATATTTCTGCTATATATAATACTCCCGAAGCACAGAAACATATACAAGTATTAATACAGCAAGGATATACTCCAGAACAAGCAAACGCTTTATTTGCTAATCGTATATATAGAGCTGGTAGAGAATTTGCATATGAAGATAGAGAACTTAATCCTTTATCTAAGATATACGAAGAAGATAGATTGAAGAGAGCTAGAACAGGACAACAAACTGCTCAAAAACCCTTTAGATTGACAGAATCTATTGCAACTACTGGTGGAGATGCATTTAAATTAGGAACTCAAGCTTACATAGCTAATAAATATAGAGATCAGATAAATTCTTTAACCGATCAATATAATAAAGCTGTCGAATCAAATGATACTCTATCTGCAAATATATTTAAGGAACAATTACGAAAAATATATAATGAATCTAATAGTTACACACCAAATAAACTGTTTAATGAAATATTTAAAGAATATGCTACAGATGGTAAATTAACTAATATAGATTTATCAAACGCTACTAATGATATTTTGAATAGATTTGCAGCTCCATCTCCTATAGCTTCTGTAAATGATTTGTTACAAACTACTATACCAGGTGTTACATCTGAAACGGTTACTACTCCATTAGGTAAATATAGAGTAATAGCTAATCCTAGACAATTAGATTTAGCTACAGATGTTATATCTGAAATAGCTGGTTATAAACATGTAGAATCTGGAAAGAATAAGTTTAGAGATGCTCTTAAAAACGGTAAGCTTACTAATGTTATTCTTCAATAGGGAGGTAATATTCTTACTTTACCTGTAAATAAAAATGGACAAGTACAGCCTAATTCTAGTTAGGTAATTACAGTAGCTATACCCCAAAGTCAATTAGATGCGTTAGGTATAACAGACGCAGATATGGTTATATCTGGAGCTAAAAGAATATACGATCGCTCTGGTAAGGTGTCTCTATCTACAGAAATAAAAGAAGGAGATAAACGTAAACTACCATTTCAAAGATACTTAGAAGAAGGAGAGTATAGCAGTAAATATAACTATGAAGGAAAAGTATCTTACAATGTTCCTACAGAAGATGTATATTGGTAGATAGAATTACTAAATAAACTTCCAGATCCACAAGATAAATTAAATACTGAATACTTAGATCAACAAGCATGGAAGCTATCTATGACAGATGCATTTAGATCTGAATTATATCCAAGTACACAACAGGAAGCTTACGGCATTGGTTATTCTGCCGGAGAAGAAGAAAAATAAAATCGCATAAAAAATGGCTAAGAAAAATAAATTTAATTTGAATTCCCCCTCACTAGGACAATATCTAGTGAGGGAAGCTATGACTCCGTACAGCGAAGGGTTTGATATATCGCAACTACCATAGTCATATGGAATAAATGAATTTACTACAGAACAAGAAGTGCCAGTAGTAGAAGAAGCTAAAGATAATAAAAGATCTTTAGCTGAAGATATTGTATGGAATACTGGAAAACTAATAACTAATGTATTAGATAATGCTAATCCATTATATCAGTATATACAAAAAGAAAGACTTAGTGTTGGATTGTCTAAATTACAAGACAATTTAATGGAAACAGAATCTAAATGGATACCACAGATATAGGAAGCTCAAAACTATTTAGAAGCTAAGTCTATTGTAGATAATATCTCTAATAATATACTTACAGATGAATAGAAAATAGCAGTACAAACTGTAAATTAGTTAGAACCTAACATAAAAGAGTATGCTAAATCTAATCCGTACTTAAGAGATTTATTCTACGATACAGATCCTACGAATGTAAATGGTAGTATAGCTATAAACTTTAAAGCTTTGCTAAATGACTTTAAAGATAATAATATATTCAACGTAAATCCGCTAGATAATATAGCTACAGCGTTAGAAGATAATGCATTAAACTAGGAAGAACAAGATTTCTTATGGAACAATAAATAGCAACAAATGTCTGATAAAGAAAGATTAGACGCTATTTAGAAAGTGTTATCTGATGCTAATGATGAATACGAAGATAAAACAGCTAAGATAGTAAAAAGATAGAATACTTTAAAGAAAGGTAATTGGTTGTACGATCCTACTGCTCTTACTAAAGAATTTGAGCAGAGAGTAAATGAATCTGAGTTATCTATTACTGATCCTAAATCTTGGTTTTATAATCTAGGTCATATTGGTAGTTCTTTGTCTGAAATAGAAATGATGTTCTTACAAACAGGAACTTCAATATTGGCTAATAAAGCAGCTAGAAGTCTAGCTGTTAGAGGTGCTATAACTGCTGTTCCAGGTATTGGTCAAGCAGCTACAGCAATCGCTTTAGGAGAATCAGCTTTTAATCTTTGGTTAGCTAAATATTACAGGCAATCTGAAACAGCTAGTGAAGTATTTGATAACTATCAGCAAAGAGTATTGCAAAGTGCTAACGATAATAAGACAGATGTAAATAGAGTATTAGAATCTTGGGAACCTAGATTAGGTGAGTTAGGTTATCCTGTAGATTAGATGGACGAAAATGAAAAACTACAAGCTGGTTTAGCTCAAGGTCTGACTACAGATCAAAAAGATTTTGAAGAAATCAGAAACGATGCTTTTGATGGCTTACAAATGGTTAGAGATGTGAATGACGCTTTAAGTTATTCAGATTATTTACAAAGTATGCCGTTTTCCTATGGAGGTAAAATATTATGGAATTAGGCTAGTAAAGCATTAGCAAAAGCTAGAGGTATAGAAAGACCTTTAGATGAAATACCAAGTATAGTAGACCAGATTGGTTTGGGTAAAGCTATTGACAGAGGGGTGGAAAATATTCTGAACAAGGCGTCTAGACCTGGACAAAATATTACTAGGAAACATTTATTAGAAAACATTGGTAAATTCGCTAAAGCTAATGCTATTAATTTTGTATCTGAACGTAGCGAAGAAGGTGTTCAATCTGTAGTTGGTAGTAGATATCAAAGAGGAGAATACGACTATTTAAAAGACAAAGGAATAAATCCTATATCTGCTGCATACAACGCTGGTCTTCTTGGGTATGAAGCCAATCTTGCTTACTTTGGTTTATCAAACGATAATTATCTAAATACAGATGATGAATTAAAGAAGGCGATGGATATTGGTGGATTCATAGGTTTAGTAATGCCATTTGCTGGTAATGCAGTACAATTGAAAAATGCAGTAAGACAGTATGCTTCAGATAAAGAAGTACAAAAACTTATTGCTAAAGGATATAGTAATGCTGAACAGGATAACAAAATGGATGTCTTCCTCGATGCTTTACAAGCTGGTAAAGATATTAATTATGTTACAGATTATTTAGAGTCTGCTAAAAAATTGAAACAGCCTGGAGTAACAGATGAAATGATAGATGAAGACAAAAATCTAGCTACTAATCTGTGGGCTGAATATCGTAATAAATCTATTGATGAAAATTTAAAAGATTTAGGAATTAAGAGAGGTAGTTCTGAGCATAGAAAAATAGTTAAGAACTATCTACATATTAAAGATAGATTGAATGAGGCAGAGCAATCAACTAACGATGTAGCCAAAGAGTTAGAAAAGATAATAGAGCAAGGTAAAACTAATAAAGATGATGTATTCCTACAAAAAGCTAGAGAATCTTATGATGCATTTGTTGAAAGTAAAAGATAGTCTGATGAAGATTATCAATACAAAATGAACGCTACTCCAGAATATGCAGACGAAATAGAACAAGATTTTTTATCTACTTTACCTACTTTTGATGAATATTCAAATGCTGTATATGATATTACTTATCTAAAATTATAGAAGCAAGCTATAACAGATTTGTATAAAGCTCTTACTAATAGAACTAAAACTTTACAACAGTTATCAGAGGATACTGGTTTAGATGTAGATCTCAGAAATATAAATAATATGAGAAACTACATTAAAAGAGAAAAAGAAAGAATAGAAAGAAACGTTCAACAAATAGTAAGTACATATGGCATACAAAATTTAGATTAGGCTCAAGATCCAGTAAATGCTGAATAGATAAAGAATTATGTAACAGCGTTTGTAATGAATAAAGCCGTGAGAGATAGATTGAGAGATCAAGCTACAGCTTATATTACTGGTAAACTTAAAGCAGAATCATATTAGGATATCAAAGGATATTTGTTCAAAGATTTATCTGAAGAGCAATAGGATAACATTATACAAGAATATATAGATAGAGCATTAAAAGAAGGTAAGCCTCAGCCTAGTAGAAAATCTATTATATCTAAGTATAATCAACAAGCTCAGATGAAGTATAATGATTTACTAGAATTAGCTGATCAGGAACGTGCGTCTAGAATTGCAGCCAATTCGTTATTTGCTGAACATCTAAGTAAATCAGTTAGATAGGAAAAAGTTGCTAGAAAAGAAAAAGAGGAAGCTGGTGAAGTATTACCACAAGAAGAAATAATAGAAAATCCAGCAGCTGCTACTGAAGACACTACTAAAAAACAACAAGAAAAAACAGAGGTTAAACCAGAAACTCCAATACAAGAAGGAATACAACAATAGCCTGTAGTACAAGAAACTAAAACAGAAACAGTAGAACCTGTAGTACCTGAATCCATGTCTACAGATGTAGATGATATTCTTAGAGAAGAAGAACAAGCTTTACTAAATCAAAAGGGCAGGCAGTTAGAAATAGAACCTAGTAGCGAAGATGTTCTAGTAGAAAGAGTTATAGAAGAATAGATACAATAGCCTGAAAGAGAAGTACAGGATATTATAGCCAGAGAAGAAAAAGTTGATGTAACTGTAGACGATGTTAGTCACGTAGAAGATAGCACACCTTCTCCACAAGAGCTAGAATAGGAAGATATACGTAACAGAACTTTATAGAATCCTGATGAAGTATCTGGTGTTAGTGAACAAACATCTGAAGAAGTACCAGAAATTGCTGCAGCTACAGATGCTCAAGAAGCAAATGAAGAACAGAACACTAATACAAAAGATAAAAGTAATCCAGTACCACCAACTCCAACTCAAGTAGAAGACAGCAAGCCTGCTCAGGATGCTCCTACTATAACTATAGTTGATGGAGGTATATATGTAAATGATGGAACTACTTTTATATCTGATGAAGTATTGTCAGCAGAAGCTCAAATGCTAGAAGATACTTCTACTGAAGTATATGGAGAAACTGGCTACGCTAATATGAAACCTGAAACTGTTACTAATAACTCTGATGCATTGAGTAATAGAAAGGTATAGAAAGTAAAACATGTTTCTAACACGTTTTTCTTCCAACCAGATGCTACATCTCCAATGAATATTACTGTGAATGGTAAACCTATTACTTTTACTAATAGTAAAGGAGAAGTAATACCTGTATTACCAGGAAAAGAATTATCTAAAAGACTTTTAAAGAACGGTTGGATAAATTCTGTAAATGCTTATTATATAGTAACTAACCATAGATACGGAGACACTTCTCCATATATGCAAGCTATTCACTTAGTATTAGAAGATACTGATGGAGTAATGATAGCTTCTCTAAGAACTCCAGATTATGTAGATAAAGAAATAGCATCTGGTAATTATAATTCTGAACAAGTTCAATAGTTACAAAAGCAGAAAGAAAAGTTAATAGAAATTAGGCAACAGATAGTAAATTCTTACCTTGGTAGTAATAAAACTATACCTACTACTATTATAAAGTCTGTTAAACCAGCTAAATTAAGAATAAGTAATGGAGAATTTAATAACCAAAAATCTCCAGAAGGAGCTCCTGTAAGACGTAAACTTACAGAAGTTAATGACTTTGGATTAGAACAAAATAACGTAAGAAAGTTAGACCAACAAGTAAAGGAATTGCAAATTGGTTATGGTACTGGTTCTGTGGAAGACTTTGTTACTGAGCCTTTTGTAATTCGCAAATTAGGGTCCAATGACGAATTAGCGGGTAATGGTGTTGGTAGATCTGGAGCATTATATATATTCCCAAAAGCAGAACAAACACCTAATGGTTCTATAGCTCCTATTCAATTATCTATACATAAATTAGATTATGATATTTATGGAGATGAAGTTGAATTGGGAAAAGACGGTAAAGTAAATTCTTTAGCTGAATTAGCATATAAGTTGTTAATCGGTAAAATAAAACTTGGTGGTGCTGAGCAAGATGTACTTAATATAATTGTTAATAATGGACCAAAGACTTTAATAAGTGAAGAAATAGGACAAAAATATCCATTTCTAATGGATAAAATGTTGTATTATCATCCTGAAGAAGGTAATACGCATATACAATTTGCTGTAAGAAATTCTAATGGTAGACACATAAAAGTAGAATTTGATCCTAGCAGAGCTTCAGAATCTCAGCATAAATTAGCTATAAGAAAAATAGCTAAAGATCTGCATTGGAATACAGATAAGTATGCTTTATTAGAACCTATACCAGATAGTATTGTTAGACTAGCTACTTCTTATTTTAAACAGTATCCGAATGCTAAACAATTTAAGATAGCAGGTTTAGAGCAATTAGCTTTTACTAGAGAAGACTTAGGAATAGGTACTGATAAAGGACCAGTGTCTTTACTTACTTGGTTAATTAACACTGGTAAAATTGAAACAGATTTAGGTGATACTATATACAGAGCTCCTTTCATATATACAGACGGAGTAGCTGTACCACAAGTTACTGAAACAGAATTAGCTAGTGCAAGCAAACAATAGCCAGTATAGAAATCAGCATAGAAAAAGGTAGAGGAAACTAACAATAAACAAGTAAAATTAGATAATAAACCTATTTCTACTACAGGTATAGAACATGTTTCTACTGATGAGAATTGGTCTGAAGAATAGATTAAAGATTGGATGAAAGCTAATTCTCCTCAATATAAATATAAAACTGGTAAATGGCAAGTAATTCGTAGAAATGGTAAATTGCAAGCTGCTCAGAGATTAGCTAAAAGGGGTTTAACTTCACAAGTAAAAGGTGAAGGTAAATTAAATGTGGATGAAGCTAGGTAGTGGTTGCAAGACAAACTGGGCATTGACAAATCAGATATTGTTACTTCAGAAGCAGTATTTAGAATGGCTAATGCTCCACAAGTATATGGTGCTTTAAAAGTATGTATAGATAGACTCAGTGGTGATGCAGCAGCTAGAATATTCTTATCAGAACAATCTGGGCAAGGAGTAGAATTCCACGAAGGTTTCCATTATGTAAGTTAGTTATTAATAAATGATAAGCTTAGAGAACAAGTATATCAAGATTATGTAAAACAATATCCATATTTAAAAGATGCTTCTAAACAAGAAGTAGAAGAAGCTCTTGCTGAAGAATTCAGACAATATATGCTAAATGAAACCAAACCATCTATAGCATATAGAATTAAGAAATTATTTAATGCAATACTTAAAGTATTAGGTATTACTAGGAATGGAGATTTAGTAAGAACTTTATTTAATAAAATACGCAAAGGAGAATTTTCAAAATATAAACCATCTAAGTCCACATTAGAAGATTTTGAAAAAAGATTTGGTGGTGCATTATACTATTATGTTCCAGGAGTAGAGGATAAAGAATTAAAGAAAATGGCTTCTATAGCAGACGCTACTACTTTCTATGCAGTAGTAGATTCTTTAAATGCTACAGTAATGGATACATTTAATATTAGTAGTATTGAAGATTTACAAAGTTTACCTAAGAAGATTAATGATATATTCGATGATATTCTAACTACTAACTTAGAGTTAGGAATGTATGATGAATCTCAAGAACAACTTATCAAAGATGTAATCAATAATAAAGAAGTATTTAAGAAACAAATAGATGATTACTTAAGAAACTTTAGTATTATTAAAAAGAATACTGAAGAATCAGAAGAACAAGAAAGAGAAGAAAGAGAACTTGGGGATAATCCTGATAATACTTGGGATAAAGAAAGTTATACAATAAGTAAAAAAGCCAATGTAGCTTTCAAAGCGAAACTATTCTTTTATTCTATTCCTAAAACTAAATACGAATTTGATCCAGAAACAGGTAATAAATACTTAGTAGAAGAGGAAGATGACTTGTTGATGACTACTAGATCTGAAGATTTCAATGTTGTGTGGAATAAGATATTAGAGAATCTATGGAACGTTGAAAGTTATTTAGACTTAGTAGATAAGTGTTATAATCTTGGTAAAGTAGATCCATTCTTTATGACTGTATATAATAAGTTAACTTCAAAAGATGATCCTATTGATGAAGTCACTTAGACTCAAATATTAAATACAGTTAAAAGTGCAAAAAATAGTTTAACTGCAATAATTGTAGAAAGAAAGCAGATACCTTTTGCACAGAGAGGATCTGATGAACAAATAGAATATGCTACACAAGAATATTCTAATAAATTAAAATGGAGAATTCAGAATTCTGATGTATATAGAAAGATAAGTAGATTACCAAAGAAATGGTCACAATAGTTCTTCTTGTCAGATTTAATTGATGTTAATGAAGATGGTACTAGAACTATAAATCAAGATAAGTTTCATTCTGCTGTGTGGAAACATAAAATATTAATAGATAATGTATTAAAAAAGAAAGATAAAACTTTGGATGATTATATTAAAGTTAGATCTAACTTTATAGATATGTGTAATAATCTATCTATTAATATGGATGATTTAGCATTAGACTATTTACTTACTAATGGAACAGGTTAGCCTAACATGCAATCATTTGAGAATTTCTGGAGATCTGCAAATGCTAGTACTTCTTTAACTAAAAGTATATTAAATAATATTAACATAGCTGCAATTAGAGGTACAAGTAGTATAAAATCCAGAAGTGGAGAAACTGCTAGAACATTTGATAGAATATTTACTAGTAGAAAACCAGATGCTTAGATAAATCTAATGGCTATAGCTTGGGGTAGAACACATCCATCTCCAGAAGAATTTAGTGTTACTGGAGCAGATGGTAATCTAGTATATCCTATTACAGAGAATAACTATATGTCAGACCAAATAAGATGGTTGAAATATAATTTGAACGGTAAAAGAGAATTATTAGGCAAAAATCCTTACTCTGCAAATTCTTTGTTATTACAATCTATAAACAGTAATGCTGATTTAATTAAATTAAATACTTATCTAAACTTAGAAGAGAATCTGCAAAACACTAATCGTGATTACTTTGGTATATCTCCTATAGAGGATTACTTATCTAAAATGACATTTGGATTTAATAATCACTTATTTTGTCCTACTATGTCTGATAAAAAGACATGGCACACTATAAGTGGTATTCAAATGGTCAAGGATTTCTTACCATCTACAGCTATCACTGATTACGAATACAATGAAAACGGAGATATAACTAGAGTTATATTTTAGGATCAAAAGAGAAGATTCTCAGATAGAACTTTAAATATATTCAAAGGATATTTAAGAGACGAATATAATGCTATATAGAAGTATTTTGCTACTAAACAAAGTGTTATAGACAATCCCAATCTATCAGTTGGTAATTACCATGGTAGTAAAAAAGGTAAGTTCGCTGATGGTAATGGTGGAAGATTTAGATATTTTAATAAGATAACTATTAATGGTGATACTTATAATCTGAATGAAATTTTAGCTAAAGCTGAATATTCTAATGATTCACAGTCTATACAAGATATTCTGAGTGTGATTAAATAGGCATTAGATAACGATACAGTAATCAAAGAAGCTATCAATGATTTGTTAGTAGATTATGTAAATAATGAAATATCAAAAGCTATAGAACTAGGTGTGATAGGTGAAGACTTAAGTAATAAATATATACCTATAAACTTTGTAGAAGAATTTGAAAAAATAAGTTCTAAAACTGATAGTAGAGATAAAGGAACAGATGTGATATACTCTATTATAGCTTCACATGCTATTAATAGTGCTATTTCTACTATAGAAATAGAGAAATGTTTTACTGGAGATCCTGCATTATATAAATGGCAAAAAGAACTTATGATATATAAGCCTAATGATGATTCATTTGTACCTGTTATATCAGATGAGAGAACATTAGAAGCTTGGATAGATAAACATGATCCAGATGGAGATAAATCAAGCTATTCTGCTTATTATATGATAACTGGTCGAGATGTAGATAAAATTAAACGTCTATCTTCAGTACTGTCTACTGGAACAAACTTGAGAACTAAATGGGGAGATACTAAGGATTAGGAAGATAGAAGTGATTCTAAATTCCAAGTATTATAGTTATCAGATAATGAAATAGGATCTACAGTATATGATACATTATATAGTATGTTTAGAAAATCCTTAATAAAGGATATGTTCCAAAAAGAGTTTGGTGTTACTGATTAGCAAGCATTAAATGCTGTTAAGGACGATCATGCTATAGAAAGTACATTAGGTAGATTACGTAAAAAGAATCCAGATGCTATTAAGTTTATTGAACAACAAGCTAAAAATAGCGCTAAACCATATGCTGACGGAGAAATTAATCAAGCAGATGCTGCTGTTTACATCAGACCAGAGTTCTATAAGAGATTGATGAAGTCTTTAGGAGAATGGAGTCCTGAAATCGAAGAAGCTTATAATATTATGGAGTCTGATGATAGCTGGTTGAGTGATACTGAGAAGTATCAAAAAGCAATTAAAGCTATTACACAACCTCTTAAAATGGTTTACTTTGGTGATCACTTTGATTAGACTCTTGGTATGAATGTAAACACATTTGATAAAATGGCTTTATTCCCACTATTTAAGACTTTTGCTAAAGCTGATAATAAATATTTATACGATCGTATGAATGATGCTAGTAAAGGTTATATAGACATGGTAGCGTTTGAATCAGCTATTAAAGTTGGTGGTAGAAAGAAGTTATCATTCTATAAAGATGGTAAAGTAAACTTATCTGAATTAACATCTAATAGTGATATAGACGGCATTTCTGGTAAAGGATTGGCAACATATACTTAGGATTTAACTCAAATCAGATTGCAGTTAAATACTGATCCACACGAACACCTTGAAAGATCATTTGGTACACAAGCTATTAAAATTGGTTTTGCTAACGTAGTAGATACTCGTACTTATGGAGAAAATAAAGGATTAGCTGTAAAAGGTTCTGAAATTAAGAAGAACATTATGGATGCTATTAACTCACTATCCAGAATAGGTTAGAATAAAATAAGAAAAGAGTTCTTTACTAACGGCAAAGTAGATAATCGCAAAATAGTAAATTATCTTTAGAGATAGGCTACAAATTCAGGTATGTCTGCTGAAATAATTGCCAATTTAACAGTTGATGAAAATGGAAATATTATAGTACCAATTGAAGCTCAAAGTATTAGAGATTGGATTCAAACTAAGATAACTTCTTTTGTCAATAAAGCAGTAGTAGATGTAAATACTCCTGGTGGTTCTGCTATTCAGATGTCTTCATTTGCATATGAAGCTGTTGGTAGAAGTGTAAAAACTGATGCAGAATTAGGTTCAGCTTTTAATCAAGGAAAGAAATTAAAATTCTTAGCTAAAGAAGGTCATATGCAAGTTATACTTAGTGAAAACTTCTTTAGAGATATATTACCAGAAGAACTTAAAAGTGCAAGTTTTTATAGTAAACGCAAATGGTTAATTGATAATGGTATAATAGGTAGTAGAATGGTAGACGGTGTAGAAGTAGAATCTAAACCTTATGGTATAGGATATCGTATTCCTACACAGGGTTTGTCTTCCATGTTCTCATTCCAAGTAGCTGATATTATGCCAACTACTATTGGTGATACAATCATAGTTCCGGAAGAATTTACAGCTATGACTGGTTCTGACTTCGACGTTGATAAACTTTATCTAGCTACATATACATATAAAGATGGTAAAAGAGTAAGTTCTGACGAAAAATCGGAACAAGGTTACGTTAATAAGTTGCTAGATAATTACTCATTAGTACTGACTGACTTTACTAATATTGCTGAAACTAGAGCTTCTATTGATACATTAACAAAGATTCTTCAAAAGCAGATTCTTCCAATAGTTCAACCAAAAAATACTGTAGAAGTAAATCCTATGTATGAATTAGCTCCTTCTTTCTAGCTTTCTAGAAAGACAGAGTATACTGGTGGTAAAGCTGGTATTGCTCCATTTGCACTTAACTCTACTAATCATGCATTAACTCAATTTACTCACTTATGTATCAATTATTCTAACGCTAATAGATATAATTTAGGTCAATTAGATTAGGTATATGGAGAAGATAATCAACGTATTATGGACTGGTTGTCAGCATTGATCAATGCTCACGTGGACGTTGCAAAGGATCCATATATTATGGCTTTGAACGTAAACTCCATTACTTATAATATGACCTCTTTACTTATCAGAGGTGGTAAAGGTGAGAATACTTTCTACTTCTTAGCACAACCTGCATTGCGTAGGTTTACTAAAGAAATGTTAGAAAGTAAAGGTATAATAGGTGCAGAAAAAGGAATAACTGAAAGAGATAAACTTAAATCTATAGCTAAAGAATATATGACTTCTTTGAGAGAAGCGATTGTATCATTAGATGATAGTGATTCTAATAAAGCAAAGTATGCATAGTATTATAATAGTTTAGCTAGTGAATATTCACTTCCATCTATAGAAGGATATGATGCTGTTGAGGTCAATTATAATGATGTGTTTGATAAGAAAGTAGCATCTGAAGCGTTAAAAAAACCAAAAGAAGTCAATGGATTATATCAACAAGTCATATCTATTAGAGCTTATCAAGATTTGTCTTCAGATACAGAAGTTTTATCAAATTTAGTTCAATTATCATAGATTGATACTAAGAAATTTGGTAATACCTTACCGTTACAGTTAAATTTCAAACGTAGATTAAATAGATATATAGATAATTATCAAAGTAGGTTCTATATAAATGGAGCTGATAACATAGAAAAACCTATAAACTATTACTTATCTTCTACATTCCTTAAGTAGAAACTAGATGCTGGTATAAATACTCCTAGAATATTATTAAGCGGACAAGTTATAGAAGCTACAAAAGGATATAAGACAATATTTAATGCTGCATGTGACTTCTTTTTAGGTAATTCTTCAGATAAAAACACTGTAGCTGAATTATCAAAAATATTAACTACCTCACTAAGAACTAAAGCTGTAGTGAATGCAGTTGAGGACTTTAATATTAGCGATAAGAAATTCCTTAATATGTTAAGAGGACCTAAAAGTATAGCTAAAAGGTTAACTTAGATTAAAAATGATTTAAGAAAACGTAATGATTTACCAGCAATTGCGTTCAATGGTCATATTAAGAATGAGTTACTTAACTATCTACAAGAATATGCATCTGATGGTACTAACTAGAAATATGATAGAATAGTAACAGCAGATAACGCTTTAACTAATACTGCTACTTATGAAAACAGATTATTGTCAGCATATCAAGATCTACTAGACTGTGAAGATGAAGGTATAAGAAAGTTTGCTAATAGATTGGGTGTATATGCTTACTTAACTAGTTTCGATAATAGAAGTACTGATTCATTCTTCGATGTAATAACTACTGCTTGGAAGAAACAAAAAGGTTATTCAGATGCAATTAAAGCTGCTATAGAAATACTTAATAATGATAAATTAGTAGGTATGGATTATTTTGGTTTTAATTCTGAAAACATGCAGAATAATAACTTTACAGAGTTATTTACAGAAATAGCTAGAAATGCTTATAGAAATGATAAAATAGTTAAACCATATCAGTTAAGTAATTATGATAATAAGTATGGTACTCTAGTTCAAATAAAACCCGAATCTAAGCCAATACCAGCAGTATTTAGTAGTTGGAGAGCTAATCAACCGTTTATTAAGATTCAACTTAATCCTAATGACATCAATAGTTATATATTGTATCAGAAAGTAGCAACAGTATATCAAACTGATGAAAATGGTGATCCAGTAAAAAATACAAAACAATCTGTATATAAAATTATACCAGCTTTAGGTACTAAAGATGATAGAAAAGTTTACTATGAATATCAAAAACAATCTGGGGAACAATCTGCATTTGAAGAAAACGCTTTACCTAAAGAAGCTATTTGGAACAATGGACAAATAGAACAATTAGTCTAGAAATTTTTTGAACCTATGACAAATAAAAATCATACCACTTTAGTGTATGAATCTTCAGATGCTATAGTAATTAATACTGTAGAAAAACAAGAAATAGTTAGCTTTGAAGAACCAGAAGTTACAACAGTAGGTTCAGATTTAGAAGCATCTAATGAAATACATAATACAGAAGATACTTAGTCTTCTACTATTTATGGAGAAGTAGACGAACAAATTTCTACAATAACGGTAGGACAAGATGATTCTGTTACGTTATCAGATATGCAAGTAGATATGGAAGATGGAACTTAGACTATAATAAGTGACGATGTATTGAATTTTACAGAAATAACTGATGATGTGTTTGGAGAAAGTCCATACTTTGATTCTATATTAAATGCTGGTATTACTCAGTATGAATAGGTACAAGATATAATTACAGATATGAATACTGGGACTGATACTGTTCAAGATATGAAATTTAATGATGAAGCTTATAAAAACTGTAAAGGTAAATAATTATGATTATATGTCCAAATTTTAGGAATAAGAATGTCCTAAAAGAATTTAATGAATTAAAAGAATTGGTAGGCGAAATTGGCGCCTACCATATCTGGAACGAAAACAATGGTAATCCTATTGATTAGACAAAAGATGGTAAGCCATCTAAGCTATTTTCAGACTTACTGTAGTATTATAATGGAGACAGAGCTGCTGCTATAAAAGGAAGAGCTAAAACCTTTACAAAAACGTTTAGTACGTGGTTTGAAGGATCTACCGCTATAGATGAAAACGGTGAACCTATTATTACAGAATTTGATGGAGATAGAGTGTTTGTTTCTGATCCAGAATATGATTCTACTAAAGAATTAACAGAGTTAGATACATCTAAAATTAAATCAGTTGATAATACTGGTTCTTTTTCCGCTTCTGACAGTAGAATAAAAGGATCAGAGCTAGATGAATCATTGTAGTATTACTTAACTAATAGTCTAGATGAAAGGTATCAACAAGATGTACAAGAATATATAGAAGCATACAGATAGTATTTTGATAAATATAATTATGCTACTAAAGAAAATCTTGAAAAAGAATTAGAAAGAGTAATACAAAAAATACACGATGGTCTTAAAGCTAGATTATATACTCTGAATAAAAAAGACACCAATGTTACAGATGAATTTAAAGCAGCTTTAACATTACAAATATCTGAATTAGAAAATAGGACAGTAGATAGAATTTAGAATATAACTAACTTTATATATAGTACTAAATATGATATATTATCTACCATAAGACAAATCAGAGATGTGGTAAATGGAGTGTAGGATAAAATGACACTAAAGTAGCTGTTGGATTTAAAACAAGATTTCTTTAATTTTTATTGTCCAATGCTAGATGAATGTGTTAATACTTTATCTGCTACAGAAGAATATAAATATATAGTTGGAGAAAATCTATATAGAAATTTATTAAAGGAAGCAAAAAGAATGCAGACTATCCTAAATGTAGGAGCTAACAATGTTAATAATATGATTACTAAGTAGTCTGCTGAAGAAATTAGAAGAATTGGTATATCTGTTAATAGTCCAACTATAGAAAATTATATATAGGAACATCAAGAAACAGTAGGTAAAGACATATTAGCTATTACTGCTTGGATAGGAGCTGGAGATAAAATTAATGACGAAGCCATTAGAGCTTTATTTCATATAACTCAAAATGCAGAATTTGAAGTTAATAGAGCTACTTACGAAAAGTATAATAAACTAACAGAACTATTAAAAAAAGCTGGTACTTTTAATCAAAAAAAATTAGTAGAGCTTGATGAAAATGGTTTACCTACTGGATATCTAGTTAGAAAAAGAAACTATGGTAGATTTAATAATGACTATAAACAATTCTTAAAGTAGCTCAGAAGTGATTTAGGCATGTTAGATGTAGATGATTTACGTTCTGTAAATCCAACTATACGTACAGAGTACAATAAAAGAAAAAACAAATGGTTATCAGAACATTGTGAAAGAAAATATACTCCTGAATACTATGAACTATTTAACAATCTATCACCTTTAGCTGCTGATGCTAGAGAATTAGTACAAATCAAAATACACAAATTACTAGATACTGTAAAAGACGCTAATGGATTCTATGACACAAGTAAGTTATCAGAAGAAAAGCAAAGTAAACTAAAGGATTTATATTTAGAAAAAAAATAGTTAGCTAGTATATATGGTATAGATGGAAAATTAAAACAAGGTGAAGAATATGAAATAGCTGTAGAACTAGCTGCATTAAATGATAAGTTGTCTAAAGGTATGGTTTTAAAATCAAATAAAGCATTATTTGATAAAATCAAGGCTGAAAAAAAAGCAAATTTATCTGAAGCTCAGTATCAAAGATGGTTATAGTATAATTCTAGAGATGAGTATACTTAGGAATTTTACGATGATCTTTCTAAAGTAGAAAGATCTGAAATAAATAATGAATCAGATAAAAAGCTATATGAATAGTTACAAGAAAGAAAAAGAGCCATACTTAAACAATTTAGAGATGATAAGACACACGAAATTGAAAAATTAATACCAGGAGTTGCTCAGGCTGAATTAGATAAAATAGATGTAGATTTATATAAGATAAGAAAAAGAAACGGTAAAAAGAAAACTACTGGATTAAAATTCAATGATATAGCTAAAGTAATACCATCTAAATTATTTTATAAACTTAGAGCTGATGCCATTGCTAATGGAACTTTAGCAGAATTTGAAATGACACATTGTAATAGAGATAGTCAAGGTAATATATATCCTAAATCTTATCTTACAACAGTTGTTCCAGTGAAAGAAAAATATATACTTAAAGAACAGCCATCTATTTACTTTTCAGAGGTAGATTAGAATTCTCCATTTGTTAATAAGAACTACAAACCAGAAGTTGAAGACTAGGGAGAATACTATTTGCCTAAATTAGAACTATACGATAATTCAGAAGCATTTAATAAAGTATCTTCAAATGAAGATTTACATGAATTATACAAAGAATGTGTGAATACTCTTAAAGAATCAAATAGCAAACTTACTAATCTTACTAATTTAAGTTCATATAGATTGCCACAAATATCAGGTTCTATGTGGAGATATGTTAGAGCTAGAGGTTTTGAAGGTTTTAAAGAATATTGGAAAGATAAAGTATCTACTAGAAATGACGATACTGGTTTAAACGATGAAACAGTAGATACTGGCACAGATAAATTATATTTTGTTCCACAGAATTATGTTAAAAGTCTGGATGATCCTTCTACTATTACAGCTAATACTGTTGGCTCTATAGTAGAGTATTTTAAAATGGCTGAAAACTTTAGAATAAAAAGTGAACTCAAACCTAAAACCGAAGCTATCTTACAATTTATAGGCAATCGAGACGTTAAAAGTAAGTACAGAGGGGGAAGTAAAAAAGGATAGGAATCTAATATATATAAGTTTGCTAAAAGTTTCGTAGAGATGAATATATATGACATTAAGACTAAATCTGCTATATGGGATATCAAAGAAAGAGATTACTCTATACTAGGATTTAAAGGTCATATAAAACCTAGAAAAGTTAATTTTACTAAATTAATGCTAGGATTAAAAGCATTAGGAACTACCGTAAATCTAGGTTTAAATATTATATGTGCTACTACCGGCTTTTTTACGGCAGTTTATAATGATATAATTAATTCGCTTTCTGGTAGGTATTATAGTTTTGGAGATAGTATTAATGGTGCTAAAGCTTTGATTGTAGACTTATTTAAAAATAATTTCAGTTTACTTAGTGATTATCACAATAGTACATAGATGAAACTAATGGAATATTTTCAAGTAGGTGCTGAAATAAAAACAGATAGACTTAATCTATCTACTTTTCAAAAACAAATAGCTAGAAACTGGGCTTTTGGAGTATACTCTTTAAGTGATTATGTCGTAAAGGGTCATATACTAAATTCTGTTATGTACAACTATAGATACGTAAATGGAGAGTTTCTTAGTAGCGAAGAATTTAAACGTAAATATAGTAACGACGAAGTAATGTTAAATCAATGGAACACATTTAGATCCTCTAGAGATTTAGTAGAGTATAAAAATGGAAATATCGTAACCAAAGACCCTGCTTATCAAAAAGCCTGGGATGCTAAAAAAGAAACCATTGGTAACACTGCTAGAAATTTAGCTCAATCTGCTGATGGTTAGCTTACTCCACTAT